GGATACTACTCCGTCTAATGCACCCATTTATATTATCTCCTATAGTATTATTTATCTAAAGATAAAAGCCATAAAAAAACTGGGAGGCCCAGTTCTTTTAATGTTAAAATGTCTATAATTTAGACAGTTGTACCACCTGTTGTTAAGATGCCTGATTGTCCTACACCTGCGCCAGGTAAAGAATCTAATGATCCTTCCGATCCATTTGTTTGAACTGCATTGTCGAACTGGATTGTCAATGCAATGGACACCGCGTCAGATGTTCCATAGTTAAGTTGCTGATAGTTTGCTTGCTGTAAGAAACAACCTGCTACTGACCAGTTTTCCAAAACGTTTGGTGTAGTAACGCCGTTACCACCATCTAAGATTTGAATTTCCATTTGGAACTTGTAGTCTGAACCAGTTGGGGCAGAAGACTGCTCGTAGAAATCTAATTGACGTTGTAACTGTGCGCCAACTGCTTGAGATACTAAACCTGAAGCATCATCTCTGACGTTGAGAGCAAGGGTTTGCCATGTGTGCTTACCAGCTAGATAAACACGTGAATTATATGCATTCAATGTAATCTGATCGAATTGAACTTGTGGTCTAGCACAATCAATTACTTGTCGTGTAAGGGAAAGTTCTTCGTTCGTTGCACCTATATTACCAAACCCAACAAAGTTCACCCGGAACCTATATTGAAGTTTCGGCATCAATAGGCTTTGATTACCGGTTGCGTCATCGGTATTAACCGATAGTTTTGCTAATGTCTCTGAGGCTGATGCCATGTTATTAATCTCCTAATATTAAATATATCTATATATATTTATCTTTTAAAATCAAAGAGGCCGAAGCCTCTTTGATATTTCTTATGAACCTGATAATTCGCCAGTGTTGAATATTCTAACTGGAACATAGATGAATTCAGCCGCCTTGACTGGCTCCACTGCTATGTCGATCCAAAGTTCATTTCTATCTATTCTTGCTGGTGTATTGTTAGATGAATCACAAACAATTGAATAGTCATACAAACCACGTGTTGAAACTAGATCCTGGAACAATGACTCTACTACTGATGTAATAGACTTTCTTGTTTGAGCATCGTTTGGTTCGAATACGAATGGTCTCGCCGCTAATATCAATTGTCTACGTATGTAAGCAATCAATCGTGCTACGTTGATTCTATCAAGTGCAGATGATGAATTGAATGATGTTTTGTTACCATAGTTCAATAAACCATTACCTGTGAAGAATACCATTGGGTTGATAAAGTTTGTGTATAACACATCTCTGATACCAATGCGTGTTCTTATTGCTTGGAACTCGCCCTCTGCATCAAGATAACCAATGTTTGCCGCATTGTCAATAAGTCCACGTCTAGTTCCCGCTGGAGCTAACCAAGGATAAGCAACATTATCGTTACGCAACATTGTTCTTATCATCATGTGTGATGATGGAACAGCCACTAATTTACCTGCTAAGTCAGTAGTGATACCCGATGGATAGAATAGACCCATGTAAGTATTTCTAGTTACAAGTCCGTCTTCTCCTGTAGAAGCCGCTAACGCTGTGTTAGTTGCCCAAGCCTGAATTTCAGTTGCATCATCTTTAAGTCTCATTGGAGTATCACCAACAATGTAAGATGTCTCACCTCTGTCAGAGTTCAACGCAATCATATTGGGTTGTAGTTCTGGGTAGTTCGGAGATGCTTGTAAATTGAAGAAGTTATCTTCATCTCTGATAGCCGTATTGCTGTCTATCGCTGACCTCATTGACTGTACAACCATTGCTCTTTGTGCTTTACGACCTGCATACATAGCGCCGTTTGATTGTTCGCCTGAAGCAGTTACCCATGCATCCTTCTCAGAAGGAAGAACTTTATTTGGGAATCTGTCAGCATTAAACCAGTTAACTCTGTACTGTTTTACATTGTAACTAGAACGTCTTGTGTTCCAAACTAACATACCTTGTGGGTAGTTTGCTTCTGAAGGAGCATCAATATCTGCGTAATCACTTGATAGCAATGAGATAACAGTTGGAATTGGATCATTTGCTGGGTTAGTTGTAGCATTAGTTGCCCAACGAACGTCATTAAACAAAATTCCAGATGGATTAGTTTGATCTGAGTTGTCTATTAACACCCATTCATCAGTTGCTGATCCGCCACCTACTTGAGTAATTTGTTGATATCTATACAGAAGAGGATACCGTTCTAAATCAGCAGTGCTTAACCAAAGATCGCCGTATACTAATGCTGATAAGCCAGCATTATCTTGTGTAGTCGGCTCAGTCGCACTTACTAGTGGACCATTTGCATTAGTTGCGTTAGCTACTGATGGGCTAGGTAATCCATTTGCATCATATCCTTGATTTTTATAACCCTTCCATCCGCCACCGTAGTTTACCATAATATCAACTTGATCAGTTGATGAGTAATACCAGTTAGCCATGTTAGTTGGGACTGCTGTTGGAGCGCCTTCGTTCGCTGTCAATGAATTCGCGCCTGTTGTAGTAACAGAAAACTCTTTCCAGTTAGACAATTGAACTGTAAATGCGTTTGCACCTACACCTGAGAACCAAGTATAAGAAGTAACTACGCCAGCATTCACAGAAGAAACAACAACGACTAAATCATTAGCTGTTGTAGCTCCACCTAAGCCAGAGCCTAAGAACGTAACTTGATCTCCGACTGCATGACCAGTACCACCTGAACCAACACTTGTTGGTTCGAAAGTATAGTAGCCATAATCGTTTGATACAGCAATGTTTAAGCCTGCGCCTGACCCTGTAGTTGAACTTTGTGTTACAGAGAATGAAATATCATTTCTGAATGGTCCAGGTTTGCATCCGACTGTTGCATCTTCGAATCCTGCTTCTAACCAGAGACCAGAAGATACACCGGTAGAATCAGAAAAATCATCTAATACAATAACTCCACCTGCTGTGTGAGATAGTGTTATAGTTCCGTCATCATTAACTGTCGCTGATGTATAAGGAAGATTCATTGATTGCCATGAAGTTACAAAGTCTGTTGCATCAGTGTTATTTGCTAGATTAAATGTGTACTTAGTACTTAGTGCAGAAGCGCCAGGTGTAGTAATTTGAACAGAAGCAACGTAAGGACCAGATGTAAAGTCAGGAGTCGTATTAGTACCCTGAACTGTAGTTGCACCTGTTGTGGCTCTGTAGAAATAGTAAAGTGGGCTAGCTAAGTAATCTGAATCAAATCCATACTGTGCATAAACACTACCAGCTGGTATTGCTTGTCCGCCTGTTGAGTCTGAAGCATAAATCTGTGCCCAGTCACTTGAAGCAAATGTTGGTGTCTTTGCAGTATATGATATAGATGTTGAATCATACTCTGAGATAACTGGCTGTAAGCCAGTTCCTGCTACTTTAACCCAAACAGATCCAGTTGGAGCTGGTGCAGCCTGCCCAACTTGCCATGATGGTTGTTGAGCAGATGTGCCGTAGAATGCTTTAGGTTGAAATCCAGTTACTGTAGTACCAGTAAATCCTAAATCAGCCATAATGGTGTCGCCGGAGCCTGCATCGTTAAATCTAACGTAGTAAGGATCGACTGTGCTTCCACCTGTTTGAGCAGAATAGATAGTAAGTTTACCAGACTCTACTGCCGCTGAGATCCACTTCCAATTCAATGCATTAATCTGTGATGCTAAGTCTGCTACAGTGTTGTTAGGTGCTGCCGAAACAGTAAGCACTGCACTGTTTGTTCCGTTTAGAACGAAAGTAACAGTATCAGTAGCTGTTAGTACAGGATCTGAAACTGTACTTTGAAGTGCAGGATGAGCAGAAAGCCATCCTGTACTTCCTATGCCTACCCAAGTGTTAGTGCGATCTTTGTACCAATAAGTTGGTGCAGTAGATGAATTTGGTAATGTATAATCAGGGATTGATACAATTGCATAATCACCGATATTTCCGATTGATGATAATGGTGCGCCAGCTGATACTAAAGTAGATAGTGATATAACAGTTGGTGCCGTTGCAGTAAATGCGCCGGTTGTTGCATTAAATTCGTTAATTCCCCAAGTAGAACTAGTTGTGTCTAACCAGTAAGAACCGTTTTTAGGAGCTCCTGTTGGGCGACCTGTTGATCCCACTAAACTAGCTAGATCAATGTCTGCTCTTAAACAGAAAACTTGATTAGAAATACCAAGTGCTGAGTAAGCCGCTAACAAACCGTATTCATTTAATTCATATCCTTGAAGTGCTGTTCCGCTTGCTGAAGAATAGAAGAATGGGTTTCCATATAAAGTAACCAGGTCGCGTTGACTTGTAACTCTATACATTTTACCTGCATTAGCCGCAGTGGTTGCCGCCGCTGTGCCGGTACTTGTTGGGTCCGCTTTGTTTTCTGCTGTTGCTAAAACAATAAATGGGATTGATGCAGGAGCCCCTGCCAGATATTGACTTTCATCAATTATCGATACTTGTACGCCTGGTGATGTTAGTGCCATAATATTAGTCCTTTTGTATGATTGTGAGGGTTACACCCTGTGTTTTTCATACTATTATTTATCTCGGAATGAAAAAAATAGCGGATAACGACACCTTCGAAGGTATTTCATAAATACGTATATGTCAGTGTCAAGACCAATATGCAAAAAATGCAACAAAAATGTATGTGCCGTCAATTATATAAAGAACGGCACTCGACATTATCGGAGCATATGCGATACCTGTGGGAAGAATAATCCTAAGAGGGCGACTGTATACTTGTGGCAAAAAGCAGGATACAAGAAAGATACTACTTGTTTTCTTTGTGGCTTTCAGGGTTTATACTCTAGCCAAATGACAGTGTTTCATATAGATGGTAACCCACAAAACACAGATTTTACAAATCTAAGAACGATCTGCTTAAACTGCGTCGAGGTTGTTAAGAAAAAGAACGTATTGTGGATACGTGGAGATTTAACTGTAGATTATTAAAACAATCGGCGCTCTATGTTTTTATGCAACTCGTCTATTGTGCCATTGTTATCAATCTTATAATCGTACTCTACGCCAATGGCGCTGTATTCACTTGCATGTACATTGAAATTGGTTAACTCAGCCAATGCTTGTGGGTTACTTGTCAGATTATAATCTCTTGCAAATGGTAGCCATAGCGGTTGTTCACCTCGTTCAACTCGAATAGTGAAACCACCAGCATTTTTGATTGAAGTAAATTCATTTTTAAAACGACAATCAGTGATGACAATATTGTCGGTTGTAGCTCGCATTTTATTATCTACAGATGCTATCCAGATATCATCGTGAAAGGTGCGCCTAGCTACTTCTGTTCCCCAATACTGCAAAACCCAACGAGGAGTTAAATCTGGCATTTGTAATCTATTTGACCACCATACATCGACTTCTTCTCGCCATTCTCTACTGCGTGGTGTGGTACCTTCTAACATTTCTCGGTCCCAACCAAAAATTGAGGAAATAGAATCTTTGAGGGCGCCTGCATAACTGAGTCTAGTGAAACCATGAACGTCGATGAGATAATCAGCGGCGGTATCTTTACCACTGCCCATCAAGCCTGTAATACCTACTATCATTGATAATCCTTTATTTAGATAGTCATATTAGAGTATATTGAAGCGAAAGTCAAATGTTTTGGGTCTAATCTACTCTACCCATTCAGATACAAGGGTCTACGTTTTCTAAATCAGTGGTTGTAATATCAATAGTGTCGATATGGCCTTTAAACGGCATCATGGATGCGATATCCCCACATTCAATTCCGATATACCAAATATTGTCTGTGAATTGAATACTGTTAATCACCTTAGATGCTAGCCTTGAACCCAAGTGAGTGGCTGTGAGTAATCAACATAGTCTCTGAGGTCTTTCAGGCATCTTTCTTGCTCTGCTTTGCCTTCTGCTTTCATAGCGGCACCGTTTAGAGCAGTACCACCACCTGGACCTTGAATAGTCGAGAACTTTTCACGTGCTTCACCAATGATAAGTTTGAGTGTTCCTAATGTGAAATCATATATCCAAGGTGTGATGCCTGGATCTTGTAATAACGAAGTTTCTGGACGAGAAATGTCAGCCCATATAAGAATTTGTTCTCCAGAGCCTTTAAAATCTCTGACAAGTCTGATTTGTTTGGTTACTGAATCGAATGTATAAACTACAAAGCCACCGAACATTCTTGCGGCAAGTTCTACATAGCTTGCATAGAAGTCATATGTTGCTAAACCACCTGAATGGTTATAGTTCAATAGGTATGTATTTAAGATGGCGCTTGAGAATGGATCGAATGACGATGCGCCTGGCCCAGTCTCTAAACCGATTGTTCTTCTGAATACTTGCCTGACATTAATAAACTCTGACGGCAACGTGTATGTATCTCTATCTCTTTCTACTGTTAGCAAAGTGTAAGTTTCCTGCACCGAGTTCTCTGCTCTTTGTCTATAAGTAAGTACAGCATATTTATAGGCTTGTTCGTAGTGATTTGGATCAAGTTCTATATCGATGATACCGTCACCTAAACGCATGCGTAGGTTTTCGAACATGTCTTCTTTAAGTTGCTCAAGATTCTCGTTGTTTGGTACTGCTAAGTTATCGGCTGCCATAAAAATATTTCCTGTTACGAGTATTTATCTCTGGTGAGCCTTTAAGATAATGATATGGTCGTTGAAGCGACCTGTTGGTCTAATGCCAACAGATTTGATCTTGTCGAAGTAAGTCCTTGCGGCTGGCTTGCTCCCCATTACTTCTTTGATTTGTTCATGAGGCTTGCGCAGAGTTTTGATCTGACTCTTTACTTTATCAAAGCCTAGCAATGTGTTGCCCTTGACAAACATTTCTCCACCTAAATCGTCTGCTACATAATGATGCAGTTTACGTTTTCCTGTATCATATACCCATGCTTCTTTTGATAGATGCAGTGCAGTTGGTTTGACGCTTTTCAGCTTCAGTTGATCAGTGGTGAATTCTTTTAAATATTTTAACTTAGATACAGCCTTCTCGGGAGAGATAGGCTTAGTCTTGCGTTTTGTCCTAGATTGAATCTTGAGAGTAGCATATGAATTTAACGTGCTTATGATGTGATCATAAAGAATTACACTTTGTTTTAATTTTGTTTTAGTGAGATGTTCATATCCCTCAACTAACTGGTCGTCTTTGCCTTTTATTACTTCGATAAACTCAAGCTTTTCTTTTTCATATAACAAAACTAATTTGGGTATATGTTGTGCTAAAGGACTGTAAAGATTAAGAAATTTCATTATACTCGATTGTATCATGGGCACATCTAGTTTACGTTTATTTTCAAACCATTCATCGATCAAACCATCAATTTCCCCACCAGCCTCAAGTAACTTGTCATTCATAATGTCTTGAATCGAGGGCCGATTCGGGTTGTCACTGGTCTTCTCTTCTTTTTCTTGTTTAATTTGCAAACCGCGCTCTACCCAATCGGGCCTTTGCTTTTCAACATAATCTCTATTTGCTTGTGGCAGATAGCCTACTTTTGTTTTGAAGAAGACAGCTTCAGATTGAGTACTGAATGCCCAGTCTGGATTTCGAAGAATGACCTCAATATCTTTGTCAGGCCAACCAGATTCCTCTTTTATCCATGCTCTTATGATTGTAATTTTTTTCTTATCTGCGATCTCAGTACGAATAAAGTACTGACAATCCTGATATGCTTTTGCTTGTGCATCTGGGTCGGTGATAGATTGATAGTCTGTCCACTTCGGTTCTGGGGTAAAATAAACCGGCTTTCCTTTTCTCTTTGCCATTAGTATCCTCTGCTAATTTTAATACGTACTTATATATCTCGCGAATTATACGTTATATTTTTTTACAAAGCAATATCTTTTTTCCCCAGAATATGTACTTGGCATTCTTTACGATAAATATATATATGCCTAGACTCAGTTTATACAGAGAAGAAAAACAAAACGACTACCGTTTTTTCGACAGAAATATTTCTGAACAAATGACTGTGGGCGGTACGGACTTGTTCGTACACAAATATCTTGGTCCTCAGGACCAAGGTGCCTCAGCAGATTTCAGTCAACCACAATATGATGCATTAAACCCAAATAACATACAAGATTTACTGTTCCTAGAGAACAGAGATAGAAAGTATGCAAAAGATATTTACAGATTACGTGGTCATTATAATGTACAGAACTTAGATTTTGACCTGAGCCAATTCGGTTTATTCTTAAGTAATGATACTATTTTTGTAACTATTCATTACAATAATATGATTGACATCGTTGGTAGAAAATTAATGGTCGGTGATGTCATTGAGTTACCTCACTTGCTTGACTACGATGGTCTTAACGAGACATTCCCAACTGCACTGAGAAGATTTTATCAAGTTACGGATTCGAACTACGCAAGTGAAGGATTTGCGTCTGATTGGTACCCGCATCTTTGGCGTATTAAATGTGAGAAAATGGTTGATAGCCAAGAGTTCTCTAATATCCTTGAACAACCAACCGACATCGACAACTACCTAGGAGATTGGGATATAACATCAGATTATCCACCTGGATATGTAATTACGTTCGGTGATAAAAATTACACATCATTGCAAGAAGTACCAGCTGGTACTAAACCTGGTGCAACTGACCCTGATCTATATTGGGAACTAGACGCATCTAATACATTAAAAGATGTATTAGGCCGTTACAACGAAAATATTAGAATCAATGATGCTGTACTAAAAGAAGCAGATCGGATTCTACCGAAAGCAGGATATGACTCCTCGAAGTTTTACATTATCCCTACTTATGGATTGTACGAAGCAAATGGTGTTTTGTCTCAGAAAGAGAATCAACCGGCACCGCCGACTGATGTTCGAGCATGGATGCCAGGCAATTCACCATTATCAGCAACCGGCCAAGTAGTGACGATGAAAAGTGCTAACTATAGAAACGCATCAACTGGCATAAAGATACCAAAAGAAGTGCTTGAAGTTATGCAGTCTAAAATGAAGGGTCAAGATATTGACCTAGATCAGGTGATTGCTAAATTCGTAGAAGCAAGCTTATCGATAATGATTGAAGCACCAGAGATGTCTGCTACAGGCTCAGGAGCACTAGAAGGTACTAAATTATTAGCAGTTAATATTTCTGGACCAGTTACTGGTCCATATGGTACGGCTGATAACACTTATGCAACGGCAGACCAAGATCCTGAACAGTCAGGCTTCACAGGTACTGAGCCATATGGTCCTAACACAATGGACTATAGAGCAGATTGTGATCCTAGATTCCAATTCATTGCTCGTTCTACGCCAAAGTCATTTGGTTACACATCAGGATACTTAACTGGTGATGGTACTGCCCCTAATGGCTTGCCGACTGGTGCAGGAATCTCATTCCCATCATCACCTACAGTAGGATATTACTTCTTACGAATCGATTACTCACCGAATGTATTGTATCGTTGGTCAGGAACACTCTGGTTAAGAGTGGACGAGAATGTTAGAACTGAAACAGGCTATACCTCGGTCGATAAATCATTGCAATCTGGATTTATTAATAACGATGATAATATTTACATAAATAATGATGAAGGGAACATAGCATCTGCACAACCGCTATCTTCACTCTTAGACTTAGCACCAGATGACAATCCACCAAGTGACGGAACATAATGGCACAATATTTTTACGATAATCAGATAAGAAGATTTTTATTACAGTTTCAAAAAATCTTTAGTGAATGGTATGTTTCTAACGGAAAGGATCCAAACGGTAATCTCATCTTACGGCGTGTACCAGTTCAATATGGTGATGCGAGTAGGCAGGCTGCTACTATTATGGCGAATAATTCTGCAAGCAATCTGCCTTCGGCTCCACTAATGACATATTTTATTAATGGACTCGAATATGATCAGAAACGCACACAAGAGCCTTATTTCGTAGAGAAACAAAACATAAGACAAAGATCGTTTGACAGTGCTACTGGCTCTTACGAGACAACACAGGGTCAGGCATTCACTGTTGAGAAACTAATGCCGGTACCGTATACATTGAGAGTACAAGTTGATATTTGGACAACTAACTATCAGCAAAAACTAGAAATAATTGAACAGTTAGGAACATTATTCAATCCAAGTTTAGAAATTCAAAGCACCGATAATTTTGTAGATTGGACTTCATTGTCAGTCGTTTATCAAGATGGGTTAACATTCTCATCTCGTAGTATTCCGCAAGGCACAGGAAATCCAATCGATGTGATGTCCTGGAAATTTTACATACCCATATGGTTGACAACATCGGCAAAACTTAGAAAGTATGGTGTCATTAACAAAGTTATTGCTTCTATTTTTGACGGCAAGACAATTGAAGATATGGATAACGATGACTTGCTTATGGGAACTAGACAGAAAGTATCACCGTACGGTTATCAGTTATTGTTTATAGGCAACTCATTGCAGTTACTGCCACAGAACGAAACAACTGCCTTAGTACCCAATGATTCATTAGATGCACCAGTCAATCCAGATACTAGTATCTTTTGGACTGCACTATTACAAGTATACGGAGCATATCGTCCAGGTATTTCTCAGATATGGCTAGTAAATCCATACATGGACCATGAAATTGTAGGTACAATAGTAGTTGACCCGCTGGATGATAGATACTTGATATTTAGTGTTGATCCAGATACATTGCCGGCAAACACATTGACACCAGTTAACAGTGTTATTAATCCACAGATCACTGGACCGAATGCCGGTCTGCCAGGACCAGTAATCGGAGTTAGATATTTGTTAGTAGACAGTATAGGAAGTGATTCATCCTCTTGGGGGACAATCATAGGAAGTGTCACTGGAGAATCTGAAATACCCCAAGCAATAATTGCAACTGCTATGGTCTCTGGATCAAAATACATGATTGCTAGTGTAGGTACATCTAATTTTGCTCAGTATAGTGCGGCAACAAACACAATCGGCACTATCTTCACGATGAATAATGTACAGCCAGCTGGTACCGGTACAGTGTATAATGTTGTTACAGCACAAGCAAATGATATTCTACAATTCAACGCAGATATTTCGAAATGGTTTGTTTCATATGATGCAAATGTAAATGAAGATCAAGTCGATTACGTAACTAATCTAACTACACAGATTCAATATAGATGGGCGGCAACACCAGAAGATCCTGACCATCCAGCAAAGGTGGCGGCATGGATGAAGTCTTACGAAGGTTACTATGGTGAAGGTGATTACAGCGTAGTTATTTAAGGCACCTTTGTTCACCTAATAAATAACTGTATGATCATTGTTAATCAATCCGCTGGCATCTTTTTTTACAGTAAATCTACTCATCGATTTTTATATCTACTTAGAAATGAGAACAAGAATCCTACATGGTCTATTCCAGGCGGCAAGATCGAAAAGAACGAAACTTTGCTTATCGGGTTAAAAAGAGAATGCAACGAAGAAATTCAAATTTGGTCTGATGATTTTAAATTAGTACCAATTCAAAAGTTTGTCAATAATACATTTGCATATCATACATTCTTTTGTGCAATAGAGAATGAATTTACACCTATCTTAAACGATGAGCATTGTGGTTACGCTTGGGTAGGAAACAACATGTATCCCAAACCATTACATCCTGGCTTGTTTTCCACTATTAATATTGATAATGTAGTAGAAAAAATGAAAGTATTAACTTCCTTATAGACATCCAAAAGAATGGGGACCGAAGTCCCCATTCTTAAACGTCATATCATTTGTTAGGGTGACATAAAAGATTCAATACCTGAATATCCTAGCCCACCAAGTACAACACCTGCACCCATCATCATCCATCTCCATTTTTCAAGTCCTGCTACTTTGTTCGATATCTCAGTATAAGAATTAAGGTTTATTAATTGAACCTCTTTCAGTATCTGAAGCGTACTTTCACTGTACTTGTCTATTTTTTCTGATACTTCTTTAACGTCTGCTCTCACATCAGCTAAAGATGTATCAAATTTAGAATCCAAATTTCTGAATTCAACTTGGAGGACTGCGATGCTAGATTCATTCGCTCCTACTCTCTGTGCATTATTTTGTGCCATTACCTAATTCCCTTTAAGTTGTTAGATTATGCAAATGCAATAATTGGCTTGTTAGAACCAGTCTGAGAGTACTGTTGGAATGTACCTGTCGTTGCACCAGTTCCGGCATTAGTCGCTGTAAAGATCGCGTCACTTGCAAAACCTGTACCTGAGCCTACACCAGTTGCAGTAAAGATAGTACCTACTACACTATCATCAGCACCGATAAGTGTAAAGTCTGTAGTGCCTGCCGTTGTAATGATGTAAGACTTTCCTATTGTATATCCTGTCGCGGCCGCAACACTTGTTGAACCAACTGCTGTTAGTAATGCCGCTGTAGTAGTGCCATCTGAAATAACTGCGTATCTAGTACCCGAAACAATTGCCGGGTAAGCAATAGCCGCTGGTGCCGCTACGAATGTTGCTTGCATGCCTGGGTTATATGCGGCAGTAACTGTAGTGCCTTCAGCATTAGTGAATGGCAATCCATTAACATCAGAGATTGATTGTGCAAAGGATGTAACACCCGCAAGTCCACCAGCATTACCTGTTGATGCTCTGTATGTACCTGAAATACTCATTTCATTTGCATTCAATGTTGCTCCAGCACCGTCAACTAATGTACAAATTCCTGAGTTACCTGCTGAATTCTGTACTAAGTATTTTCTTTTGCCTTTTTGACGTAGAATGAAAGAATCCGCATCATCGTTTGCGCCATAGATTGAAGCCTCGTCGTATGCTGTAAGATTAGAAACAGCGCCTAGAGTTAATTTTTCTATGTTAGCGGGAGTTGTTACAGTTGTAGTAGATAGTGCTAATCCTGCTCCATTTCTAGTTGCTGAGACACTGAATGTAGTCGCACTTGGGATTGTTAAAACAAAGTATGTTGTGTTTGCTGTTAGTCCACCGATAGTTGCTGTAAACCAGATAGGAGCAAATAGATCAAAATCCGCAGTCGAAGCGCATGTAATTAAACCTGTGCCTGCTGAAGAACTTGCAGTGTTTGTTGCTACTACATCTACAGAACCCACTGTTCCTAATTCTAAGTTAAGAGAACCAGAACCTGAATAAAGTACTGTACCTGTACCTGCGCCAACACCAGTTGCTACAAAGACTGTACCATGATTGTTGTTTTCTGCACCAATTCCTGTAAAGTCTGTAGTGCCTGCGTTACTAATAATGTATGAATATCCAACAATAAGATCACCTACTACAAATGGAACATTATCTTGTGTAAAGCTTTTTGACAATTGCTCGCCTACTGTTGCATTAGTTGCAAAGTCTGCGTCTTTGTCACCGAATACGTCTGCTGACGCGGCATCGAACCAATACCTGCCTGGAGCCGCTACAGCAATGGCCGAAGTCACTGTAAGTTGTGAACCAAATAATGATGTGTCTCCACCAACTACACCCATTTGAGGGCCTGTTGCGTTGCTAGGCGTCGGGTATCCACTACCTGATATTGCTACTGTAGTAGCTACTGCTATTGCGCCACTTGCAGTAGTAACAGGTGATCCGCCACCTGGCCATTGTGGACTTGTTGTGCCGGCTGCTGGTTGCATATCATCTGGTGATAATCGAAAGGGTACGAATGTTGTGTCAGAAAGTACTTCACCTACATAGTAAGTAGTACCTGCTGTTAGTCCATTTTGAGTAGTTGCAACTAAGAATTTGTCGCCAACTTGAAGGTCTGAATTTGTCATAGTTTTAGTTGCAGGTTTTAATCCGCCTGCGGCTACTGTGATAATCGCTTGTCTATTAGTGCCAGCGGCTGTTGATGCGCCGATACCAGTAATACTAAACGTTTTGGTAGCTTTTGTGATTTTTAATCGATTTGCCATTTTGTTTTTCTCCTAAGATTTGAGTTTGAGACGTTCTAGGTCGCACGTTCGGGGGCAAACCCGCATGAGATTGTTTATTTGAGTTTTCGAATAAACGAGAACAATCAAATGTATTTATGATTAGTTTGAGATTTTAGCTATTTGTACTAGAGTCGGCCGACTGCTATTTCTATAATACCAAGATCAGTGTCCGTACGTGCTTGAATTGCTTTACCTATAACAACACCTGGTTGCATACTGGTTACTACATTGTACCAAGCAGTTGCATGTCCTGCACCATCAGAGACCATCATGTCTCCTTTCTCACATTTGCCTGTTACTTTAGTCGGTACTCGCCCTTGTAGAGCAACCGCAACTTTAAGTCCTGGACAATCGTCGTTCATGACATATGCTGGTGAAGTGGTAACAATACCAGCTACTCGTTGACTGCATTCAGTAGCAGAAAGATGAACTTCTTTTTCGCCACCGAAATCTAAAACTTGCCCAGATTCGTATTCACTATCACCTTCATAGTACTCAGCCAAATCCGCATATGTTGCAGTAAGGCGTGAGCCTGATGTCAATGTCCAGTTACCCGTGATCGAACCCGCAGTGCCTGATGCACCTGTTGTTAATGTGTCTGCTTGTAATGTACCAGCTAATACATTCAATGCTCCACTGACAGTGAGTGAAGTAAGTGCACCGACTGATGTGATATTTCCTTGTGCCGCAGTTGTTACAGAGCCTGCTGTTGTTGCCAAAGCAACTGTACCTGATACGTTACCACCTGCTACTGCGTTTGCTGTTGTTGCAAAAGTTGCTAGAGTTGCTGAAGGAACAGTACCAGAGACGTTAGCTCCAGCTACTGCATTTGCAGATGTAGCACTTGTTGCTAATGCGACAGCACCTGATACATTTGCTCCTGCTACTGCGTTTGCTACTTGTGCAAAATCAACTTCACCAGAGACGTTTGCTCCTGCTACATTGTTTGCTGTAGTTGCGAAACTTACTGCGCCTGATACATTAGCTCCTGCTACTGCGTTTGCTGTATCCGCGAACGGCACTTCACCAGTTACATTTGCGCCAGACAAAGCAGTTAAGTTTGCTCCATCTCCCGAGACATACGTGAATACTCCACCTGTACCTGCTACATTACCCGAAGTAATATTTCCTGTTACTGCTAACGATACTAGTGTACCAACAGAAGTAATTGCCGGCTGTGCCGCTGTATATACCGTACCTGAGACAAGTGAATTTGATACGTTTAAATTTGCTACTCGTGTGGTAGATGTGACAACAATTGGAGTTGTACCTGTTGCTACGTTTGAAAAAAGTCTTGATGATGTAACTGAACCAGTGCTGTTCAAGTTACCAACATTAGCGTTGCCAGTTAATGTTAACAATCCGGCTCCAGTAGAGTCGTATGTAAAGTCTGCATCGCCTTGTATTAAATTTGTGTCATTGTACAAAACTTGTGTATTTGTTGATGACCCTGCACTTGCCGCGCTAGTTGCGCCACCTAATGGAGATACTAATCTACCGCCCGTTCCATACATGCTAACAGAAAGACCAGAGACCGTCTGTAATGCAAATACACTACCAGCAACTCCGTTAGCTAACAATTCGTCTGAAACTGTGACAGAAGTACCTGATGCTGTTTTAATATAAAAAGTATTCGCGTTATCTAGGTTTGTTCCGCTGACATCACCGACAAATCTTGCTGGTATATTCAGGGCAAACAATGTCGCATCACCGACTGTGATAATATTAGTAGCAGTAGAAGTCGCAGTCATTGATGTGTTCGAGTAGGCAGTAAATCCAGATGTATCCACCGCAGTAGATAACGCTAGATCAGAGTAAAGTGTAAATGTATTTGATGTCTGCACGTTTGCATAATATGTGCCACCGTTGACCTCAGTCATTCCTGGACAGTTAGTAATCGTGACTGCCGCACCCGAGACTAGTGAACTGTTATCAGCAGTCGTGACTAAACCTGGATTTGCTTGTGAAATTGATTGAATGAATGCAGTTTCTGTGCCTTTTGAAGACCACGTAAGATTACCAAGACCATCAGTTTCTAAGACATAACCAGTTGATCCACCTGCGATTGATACATTACCTACTGCACCTAGATCGACTGTGCCACCAACAGTTCCACCCTTGTTGACCCAATTAGTACCATCGTATGCAAGTACTTGGCCATCAGCCACTGTATTTGAGATGTTTAGATTTCCGACTGCGCCGTCAATTTGACTAAAAGTAATAGCAGAATACGAGGTTAATACTTCAACATTCTCTAAGCCGCTAACTGTTTTACCAATGAAAAGTCTTCTGGCATCAGATGCCCAGGCCATTTCTGCTTCCACTAGTTGAGGTAAGTCAACCAGGTTACCTGCTCGTTGTTGAAGTTTAGAGATTTGAATAATAGCCATAAGTATAACTTTCCTGTGATTATACTTATTTATCTTAGAAATTTTAGAAAGCTAGAAGACTACAGAAACTGGGTATAGTATTGATCTAATTTCTTTAACCACAGTTGGTGATACCTATCAAACTCATTGCCTTGGACAATAAATTCTTGGTATTGGTAATCTTTACTACACATAAAGATAACACCTTTGCGTATTTTTGTGCCGTAGAGTTCGTTGTGAGCATCAGCGTAAGCGGTTAGCTGAATGAAGTACTCATCAATCCATTCACGCTTTTTGGGCTTGTTCGATTGTTTGTGATCCATGATAGCGTCATCACCTGCGTGTACACCGACTAAATCAGTGGTGCCAGCATAGATGTCAGGGAACCATAATGAAATTTCAGTACCCCAATACTCATCACAGTTTTTAAGTCCTTTACCAATAATCTCCCGAGCCATTTTATAACTTTGTTTACTGTATGGGTTTGAACCAGGAGTCCCTCTCACATCTGTTTTGATGTAGTCTTCGAGCCACTTGTGCATGCGTGTTCCACGACTTCCCGCTTCAAGAGTGATCGCTTCCGCTTGGGCATATCCAACTCGCTTGCGCCAGGCCTCTAATCCTTGTTTCTTTTCTTCTGATGAAGTGGCACTTAATATAGTTGTAACACTCGGAAGTTTCTGGCCGCCTGGAGCATGGTATTTGCGCGATCCATTGTAGTCACCTTTCTCAAGGATTTTGTAGGGATATTTAGGTGTTATCATGGTAGTTCAGCCTCGAGGTGTGGTTTACCCATCCAATGCATATCGAGCCAAGGCAAACCTAATTCATTTAGATAATAAAGATTGTGTAGCCACTGACTAGGCAATTCTTTTACTTCATCTACTTTTGTTCTGTCTATACCTATACGTCGAATACGATCACTTGCATTTGGTGCTACTACCATCGAGTCTCCTAATGTTGCATAGTCTTCTGTTATTACTTCTACACCGTCCCATCTAGCATTTATTTGCCGCAGGATATAATCTGCAAGGTATCGGTGTCCTTCTTCAGTCTCATGCAAGCATGAAGTTTTAGGTATATGGTGAGTGACTATATTAAAGTCTGTTAATTTATTACTATGAGTGTATATTTCAGCCTGTAAATTGTAATTATGTTGCCACATCCAGGACCGGACTGCACCATCTGTCTGTGGCATATAGTCACTTGCTAAGTGGTTAATCTTATAAGAATCTAACAATGCATTAATGCTGGCCCAGAGATGACATTTGTGTTCTTCTAGTAAATGGTATGCCCACTCATCAGTTTGCAACAATACTTCTTTATCAAGTGCCAACTTGTTGCCTGGGCTCGAATCAAGTAACTGATGCGCTTGGCTAATATTTCCCTGGACATCTGTGTGAGCATATATTTCTTGTCGTGCAGACTGAGAATATGCATGAATATATAACGGATTGTTATCATAGTATAAATTTTTATAAAAATATCGATTTGTGTGTCTATATATCGCGTCATTCCCTTGTCCAGGAATAGCTAGATTGACTAAAGGAACACCTAATTCTTTTGCTACTAGAGAAGGCCAAGCATCTTCTAGTGGATTAGGAATTCCATGACCGTAGGTATAACTACAACCATTGGCTACTAAATGAGATATCTTCAACTTCAAATTGTAAAGCTCTCTCCGCAACCACATCGTGCTTTTTCTATTGGATTGATGAACTCGAAACCTTCATTGAGTCCTTTTTTCTGATAATCAACTGTTATGCCGTCAAGCATTGTTTTAGCCTTGGGATCAATGAACACCGAGAAACCATCATAATCTGATCTGATATCTTCAGGCTCTATTATGTCAGCAAACTCAAGTTTGTAGGCATAACCACTGCAACCAGTCGTTTCAATACCTATACGTATACCAAAGCCTTTGCCCCTGTTGTCAAGGTGCATTTTAATTTTTTCTTTTGCTATTTGTGTAACGTCCATTAAAGTAATTGTCCTTATACACAAGTATAAAGCATTTCTTTACCTGTGTCTATTAAATTGGGTTAAATTTTGAATTCAGGTGATGTTTGAGCAGATTTTGCCATATTAGCAACTGTACTTTCACCATCAGATTTGCTATCATCTGGATCAATATTAACTGGCTCGTGTCCTTTGAAGACTATTTTGTCACCTTCTATATTTGATATGATTCCTTTAAGTAAAGGTTTATCAATCATTGTGTAGAGGTCTTGTACATCTAAGATGACACCGTTAGCTTGAAACAAATCTAATAAATCATCAACCATAAAATCGTCCGTATTGACTGTCTCGTCTTCTACGTGCTGTTGCAATTGATTAGATACTGCAATAATAGAGGCAACCTGTGCATCTTCTTCTGCAGGCTCAACAAATTCGAAAAACCTCATTGGGTCTTACCTTCTTGCTCTGCCGACTGGCCCTGTAGAAACGTCTACGTCAATATCTTCTACATCATCAATTGTTGGTCCGTCTATATTACCGACAACATCAACTGGTGCAGATACATCCATGTCATCAACAGCTACTTCACCGTCGCCCATGCCCATATCAATGTCTCCGTCAAATGCATCAATAACTTCGCCACCGGTGACACCAGATAATGCTTGATCAAGTTGACCTTTAACAGAAACTAAACATTGATTAAGTTCAGCTAGACCTTGGCCTGCTGTTTGATCAAATGCTTGTGCTTCATTGACACCAATTTCACTTTGAATACTGTCCGTAAGTGCAGGCATTTCTTTGACCAGCATATCAGAAACTTCTTCTAACATTTTTTGAACAGAATCAACCATGTCCTGTGCGGCCAAGATGACTTGAGAACGATTAACTTCTTCGTTTTCAGTGATTACTCTAGTTCTTGGTGTAGCAGGAACTGTTTTGTAATGCTCCCGGAGAGCCTGTTCCATGAACACCATTTTCATGTATGATGGATAGTCTGCACCAAAAGTGCGTGATTCTTTTGCTTCCTTGAGCAAACCTTTTAGCTTATTAAGCATTGTTTCGGTTTGTATTTTAGTAAGACCCTTTACTTTAAGATCAACTTCAAAGTTTTCTTTTAACGCTGTGACGGCGTGGCCTTTCTTCGTGTTTAAATCATTTAATTTCATAATCAGTTCCTAGTTAATCTGTACTTGTATTTATCATCGCCAGTAGAATTCCTGGTCTTTAGGTGCCGCTTATTTTTTTGTTTTGCAAAAATGGCGCGTTGTGTTTCTTTAGATGTATTTATATGTTTTGTTAACTGTATGACAATTTGTTTCTTTTTTTCTAAATCATGTTGCAATTTAGTCAATTGAATTAATCTATGATCAAGTGTATTACCAGAATTCTGGTATCCTTTTGTATGGATAGCAATATCTAAGTTAATACTTGCTAATTTACCATCTAATGTATAAACTTTTCCTGCGATCTCTGAGAAATTATTATGATGCAATACACAATATGTCGTGGCATTTTTAGCATTTGTAAATTCTAGGTCTTCTCCCCAATGAGGTTTGCTAACTACATAACAATTATCAGGTGTACTCCGAATACTGTATTCACCGAATAATTTGATACCGCTATCATCATTGCTGATATACGAGTGTTTTAACCCATCGAGCAATTCTGCTTTAAATAATTGCGTTATCTTATCCCTGTCTATTAGTTCACCTTTCGTCATCATACATGCTCCTCGAAGTAAATGTTGGCTAGTTCTGGTGTAGAGTCTAAGAAGTTAGGTAAACTGCTTAGGCATTCTGTGCCGACGGTTAGCATAGGTATCTCGTGACAATCGTTTATCAAATAACCAAGAGAATCAATGCCGTTATCAAATACAGAGTCCTGTTGAACCGAGAAATCAAATCGCCAATGCCAGAAATCTTTAAACGTGTCTATTAAAAAACCAAAATGTTTGGTTGCGAAGTATGGATCAAATTCTATTTTATGAGGATATTGTAGTAAGTCTGGTGTGCCACGAAGACTTATACACTGTAATATTGTGTCAAAATTTGCTTGTGAATTTCGTTGCATCGTCCACAACTCGATATTATCTCCCACAGGCTTTGAACGATTCAACACATTGGTGTTGGTAATATCAAATAGAGTATGACATGAAATTCTTTTCATATGACTATTTAGTAACCAAAAAAAAGCCCCTAATAAAAGAGGCTTCTTAATTTGTTACGTTGTTAGCTTACGCTTGTGCTAGACCACTAAATTCTGCACCACTCGCGGCTGTACATCCAACCCAACCGTTAAGTCCTAATCGAACATCAACCTGCAACGTAGCCGCATCATATGCCGCTGTTGGGTATACTGCGATAGCTAATAGATCAGAAGCCGCGTCTGTATACTCATAAATGTAGATTGTTGCTTTATTTTGAATTATATCAAAACCGACTTTAAGGTCAGCAGGAGTTAAAGCACCGGCCGCAGTGATTGTCCAATAGTCTAACTTGGGTCCTTGTGGTTGTACTGTTACGCCTGTAGTTGCAACGTTAACGCCGCCGTTAGTATAAGAAGTGCTGTCTAATCTTAATACTGGTTGAAAATCACCATTTGCTCTTGTAAATTGTGCCATTATAATATTCCTTTTTTAAAGACTCGTTCCGAGTCCTGTAGTTTGTTGTCCCTCAGCATGAGGTCCATACATTTATTTATGCTAAATGTAAAAAAACAAGGTTATAAGACTATCTTTTAGCGAGATTTTGAGCAGAAAAGCCCTGACGATTGACAAACTTAACACCATTTGCAACAAACCCTTCATGGGTCTCTGTGCCATCATCTAAAAACCCTTTAACCGGGCTGGCCTTAGCGGCCTGATCTAGTTGGGCAATGATATTTTGTTTTAGATTATATATTGCTATCCAAATCTTAAATGCGCCAGCAACACCGGCTTTATGGTTATTGAAATGAGTAGTAATTTTAGTTCTCATCGAGTCTGTCATTTTGCGGTTTTGTATAAAATCTGTAAAACCACTGTACATGTTTGACAAATCTTGAGAGACAATTTTCTTGTTAACGTATACTGTAAACAGCATGTTAAATGAGTTGCGGGACTGAGGTGCTGCCTGCATGAGAGAATGCACAGCATTAGCATTTGTGGCAATCTCTTGTTCTGCTTTTCCTTTAAGATCAGTTGGCATTTTGATGTTAGGCGTGATCGGCATTTTGCTAGGAACAATTGCTACGTCTGAATTGTCCTTGAGAGTACCTATTGTACCGTCAAGTGATTCTGCTTCATCAATTGATGATGCAGTTGCCGGAATAAACTGATGTACTGCAATACCAGCTTTTTTATTTGCTAACAATTTACCAACATCACTGTCTGCGGTGACTTTGTATGCGATGCCATTTGGATTTCCCTTGAAAGAATACTCGCCGTTAACTGCGGTGAGAGGTTTAGAAAATAACAAGTCTCCCCAGTAAAAACCTAACGTGCCTCGATCACTTGCTTCTAGTCCTGACCATATTCCATTAATAATATTGTACAAGTCACCTCTGTTTACTCCACGTGCTACATCGTATGCTTTAAATTCTTTAGGAGAGAATACTTGACGACCAGTACCATCTCTCTTATTGAACATATGCTTGTCCATAACAGAGAATCTACCGTCTGTACCACGACCGAAGATCAGGGCAGGATAACCATCCCATTTGATTGTTATATTGTTTGGATTGTTTACAGTCTGTTCTATTGCTGAGATAGCTTGTTTTGCGCCGGCGATATCATCTAAAAATACCAAGTCTTCTGGGTGGTCCAAGTGTCCTTTGCCCTCAACTATACTGATCGCGTTTAATTTTTTTGTTAAACTGGCGAGTGACTCGGCAAGGTTCATAATTACTTCTTCAGATTCTTCAGTTTTTCTGCTCGTTTGGCTGACTCACTGAATTTCTCTCTTGGAATTACTCTTTTGTATGCTGGCTCATCGTAATCAATTCGGTCGCCTGTATTGTCTGCGGCATCGTGATCAATCGGTCCATCTGGAGCATTGGGTGGCAAGATAGTACTGCCAGGTACTGAATTCTTTGCGCCTTTTGGCACTACACTTTTTGATGCGGCCCAGCCACCGTTGCCTAACTGAGTTACAAGATTTCTGTCAATATTAGGACTGTTTGGATTAGTACTGTTGTTATATGCTACTGCTATTTGATCTATTATTCGAGACAAAGCAGGTTTATGCGCAGTGTAATCAACCCCTTGCATATATTGTCCAAGCCATTGCGCGATATATGTCTTTATATCCATTCCTGCGGATGCGGATGCTGTATTTTCAGATGTCATGATGACAGTTTCGAGTATTTGATTTAATCTGTTATAATTTTCGTTTGCTGTTGCAATAATTGGTGGCTGAATCAAGCCGGATTGCAATCCACTTTGTATGGAACCTATTAAATCACTTGAAAAATCGTCAAGAAAGATTTTCTTTGATAATTTTGTAGCACGATTCGTTCCGCCTTTAATACTAGGTGCTTTTTCTGCGCTCTTGTCGTTACCAAACTTAAATATACCGGCTTCTGTGATTACATCATCGAACTTCATTGTATTACCCTTGTATTTTTTTCATCGTCTTAGAAAAACGAGTTTTATCCCTTCCTTTAATAGCACTTAATAATTTTTTCTCTAACATATCAGCGTCATCCTCGCTAAAGTTTTTCTCAATGAATTCTAATAGATTAACTGCACTAGTAATGATATTGCTACCACGAGACTCAACCAGATGAGGAATGTCGCGGTTAACACCAATGGATTCAAGTTCTTCTAATAGACTTCGGGTTTTCTTTTGCATAAGTGTATTTTCCTTAGTACTATTTAGTCTTTAGTGCCCATATGGGCATATTATTTGTCTTTTAGAGAGTTCAACAATGATTTTAATTTAGTACTTTGAATATCACCGACAGGTTTTTTGTTCGATGGCTCTAATTGAGCATGTACTAACTCATCCGTTGCTCCAACTGCTGAAGTTGTCTTGAATTTTTCCATGAGAATTTGTGCGGAGTTCCGTACCGGTGCTGGCAATGCAGGTGAGGATGCTCCATATGCGGTTGTGCTAGTTGCCCCTGGGTCGGTAATACGCAATGTTTCTGTGTCAAATGCTAGTTCTACTGTTTGTCCTACTCCAGAACTCGATCTAGTTTTCATCAACTGTATTTGATATCGACCGCGTTCTCGCATACTACGACTAGTAAAGATACCAAACACATTATCAGCAGTATGTATTTTAGAGATGCCTCCAGAGATGTGACTGTGATCAAATTCGAGTTCTTCTACTGCCCCTCTGTTTAACTGTGATGCTGTTACAAAGATTATATCAAACTCTTTTGCAAGGTTACGAAGTTCTTCAGAGACATATTTGTCTTTAACAAACAAGTCACTCGGAGATACCTTTGCACTAACAGGCATTAGCAAATCTAAGTAATCGACACACAAGAAATCTATTTTCATGCCAGTTTGTATTTGCAATTCTTTGACGTATGCTCGAATATCGTTTGCTGTTGATTGTGCCGCAAGATACTTAATTCGAAAGTTGCCGGATACTTTTTGTTTCATCTTCACTTTCATCTCGACATTATCTAAATCTTTAAACACCTCTTTTGTTTTTGTACCAGTTATCATTGAGTCAACACGCATTGCTGTTAATTCCTCACTTAACTCAAGTGTGATGAATGCCCCTGACTTGCCCTGTAATAACCAGTTAACTGATAGATTTTGCATCATCAACGATTTACCTGAACCGGAGCCACCAGCGAAAATCTGTAGTTCGCCTTTGTTAAAGCCACCATAGAGTTTCTGATCAAGACAAGGCCAGCCCGTAGAGGACTCTCCATTACTCTGTTTAAGATGCATCAATCGACCACGTGGATCATCAAAATAGTCGATGCCCATGTTTCTTAGTAATGAGATTTGCACCGCATCTTTGATAAGTTTCTCAACAGGGTTGTAATCACCTTGTTCTAAAAGGTCAACCGACTTCATGATGGCTCTTTCTAATTCTTGTCTACGTGTGAATGCTTCAAACTCATCCATAAACCATTCATAGTGGCCTTCATCTAAATCTGAAACTGCTTCTATTGTTTCACCAGTTGTTGCTTTGATCTGTGTAGGATCAGGCAGACATTTATATTCAGTTGAATGTTCAATCATAAATTCTGCAACTGGCTGTAATTTACGATCAAAATTTTCCGCGTTAAATATATTACTGGTTCTTATAAATAGTTCTGCGTTCGTTACCATCATTCGCAAGAATAACTCTTGCACTTCTATGTTAAATTCTTTTAGCAATTTTATTCCTCATCATTTCCACAACTATTTTACTACTGGTTGCGGCATCAAGTATACTTAGTAGGGTATTTAATTTACCATATTTTATTATTGCCTCATTTGCATCCATTTTGTCAGCACCATACCAATTTGGTAGTGCTACCTCAAAACCCAGGTCTAATGCACGATCACATATCTCTAATCCTGTTTTATCTTGATCAGGAACAACAATAACACGTTTACCCAATCTTTTAATAATCACGGCTTGATTATCATTGATTTCGCTACCTGTCACTGCTAACCCATTCATTGAGATTGCATCAAAGATGCCTTCAAACACCAAGACTATTCCCCACGTGTCCCTTTGCAAGTCTGTGCCGAATACATAACCTGGTTGTTGATCGCTTATAAACTTGGGCTTTCTACCATCTATGTATCTACTAGTGCTACCTACAACTTTGTTTTGATATGTAAAGGGTATAATCAATTTATTTGCTTCTCTACCTTCTTCATCAGGGGTTACTAAAAAAGGATAATCATTTTGAGTCATCCCTCTGGTATGTAGGTAGTCTATATAAACTTTATGCTTTTTGTTCCCTGCGTAAATCAACTCGCCTGCAGGCATAGGCATTTCTTTAAACGCCGGCACCACCAGCTGTTTCTTTTTCGACAATATCGAATTAATCAAGTCTTTGTGCTGAACAGAATGCAAAGACCATTTGTTAATGTCTGTTTCAGGCATGCCTTGCCAGAGTAGAAATCTACGACACGTTTTGCTGATCGATCTACCTAACTGGAAGCCACACTTGAAGTTGCAATTGAAACAATGAAACTGCCAATTGTCTCCATCTTGTTTGATACCGCCACGCATGCGTTTATCGGGAGTGTGGCCATTATGAGCACAGCACGGAGCATTGAATGAATTCCAACCGCTTTGTGTCTTTTTCTTTTTGCCAGGAATAATCGTGAGTATATCAAACATATCTGTAATTATATACTAAAAAGAATGAGAAAACAAGTAAAGAGGGTAACTTATCTTGCTAGAATCGTTGTTATGTTACCCACATTTGCAGTAAATTTAAGTTGGATGAATGGATGATACCCATTGATCGTGTAACCAATTGTACCAGACTCAGATGCACCATTTGCGGCGTTGCCATATTCATATGAACTGATGTCATAATAGTCTGCATCAGACGTAGTTGAACCTTGAATTGTCATATTACCAACAAAATTTGCGTAATCAAGTGAGGTCGATAGGATTGGATTAGATTGCGTATCAATCGTACTTGAGAAAAACGTGACAGCTACCGTATTCGCATTGGCATTTGCGGCAGGGAGCGTCTGGGAGCTTGGAATCGTGACAAGTTGTGAAGGGACGAATGACGGTAGAACCGAATCTACAATATTTAAATCCCCACGTGCGCCTGCTTTTGAATCAGTGAATACCGGTAACTTTAGATTTCCACTAGGCCATTCTAAAGAATACGATCCTTTTTGAGCAACAATGTCTTCTATCAGTGCGGCAGAGGTGTTTAGCACAAAGATGCCAGTAACATCATATACGGGTTCTAATGCCTTTCTAAAAAGGACCGAGGTACCGTCTGAGTTTAATGCTCTGAAAGAAATTTGCAAGTTAGCGGCCGCTAATGCCGACAGGTTTACTGGCTTCTGCTCTTGATTCAGAAACTGAAACTGTAGTTGATTGTCAACACCCTTGTTTAGTGTTAATGGTTTTGCATAAACTGGCATATATTTCCTCGGACTTGTACCTGACAGGACGACAACAATCTGTCGGACTGTGTATGTGTAAACTGATGTCGTGTAAGACATGGCATTCTAATCTCCTTTATTAACTATATTTATCTTTAACCCAATCTAAAGAAATTACACCAATTATTTTCCAGAGTTAAATACTATTAGACTATGACAGATGCAAAGAACCCACTAGATTATTTTCAGAAACTGACCGAAACTCACCCTTTCATATCGGTGCTTCAGTATGCTGGACAAGACCACGTGGGCATCATACAGAACCGAGATGATCTGGTCACTACTATGTATGATTACGGAGCGATACATGATGCTGATCTTAAAGTTCTGTTTTTAGAATTAGGCGATGTATGGTGGTGGGAATCGAATAGACAAATACCAATCAACCTGTTCTTGAAAGATGAATGGACAGCCTTCAAACCTTTTATCAGAACATTCAACAACAAAGCACTAAATTTACTACACGGCCCTGTTGTTAGTATGACTGATTTTCAAAAGAAACGTGTTAAGAGAAAATCTATTACGTTAGTAAAACGAACCTACTGAGTTGCTTTCGCTTTCATTCTTTTGATAGCTTTTTCTGTTTGACGCCTCTTCTTTACTCTACGCTTCTTAGCTAATTCTAAACTAAGTTTACTCTGTACTCGTTCTTCAAATGTTATACCTAATAAATGATCAAATTCGTGTAAAAATACTCTTGCTTGTAGATCCGTAAGATGTTTTCTTTCAACCGCAGTGCCGTCGAGTGTTTGATACGATACGATGCATTCTGGATGTCTTAGTACATGTAACCAAAGATCAGGATAACTTAAACAACCTTCTAAGTACATCTCTTTGTCGCCAATTAATTCATCAATGACAGGATTAATAACAGCAATCAAATTTTCATTGCTTCCCATGACAAATATATTTTTCATCACTCCACACTGTGGTGCGGCCAACCCAATACCACCATGATTAGGGCTAAACATAACTCTTGTCAAAGCAGACACCAGTTCAGTTGGTGAACCGTCTGATGTAAAATCCCAGGCAGTGCAGGGTTCTTTTAATAAAGGATTACTTTCATCAATTAGCGTAAGTTCTAGTTTATTGCCCATGACTTCCGTATGCATCCATTAATGCATCTCCTGTGAGTGCTTTTCCAAAGTAAATAATTTCACCAGTGTTTTGTATTACTCGTTTAATAGAACCATTATTGTATTCAGTGTCTATTACCGAGCCATCTGTCTTGCGTGTATCATACCACATAGATGTTAATGAATGCGCATGAAGTGTTGTAATACCCTTCCCCCACTTCTCTGAGTTTATGCGCAACCGCTGTCTTTCTACTGTATCGCTATATTCCGTCACGGGTTTTTCCTTCTTCGATTAAATTCATATGTACCACAACTAATTGTGCGTATGCTACAGCATGCGATTTCTTAAATGTGTACCCACGATTGTTATCTATCCATACTGTTTTACTAATGTGTTCCCACGTTCTTCCTATGAGCGTTCTTTTAGCAGGCCTAATGATAGCCAGGAACATTGCTAATCTTGGAATACTATTTATTTCTTGTGGCATTTTTTGTAAAATATCATATTGTTTATTTAAGTGTATTAATTGCTCTACGAAGTCTTTTTCCTTAAGGCGTTCCCAATTTGGCTCTGCCATAAGACTAATCAAATGATGTTCATCTTTAACTTGTTGATACACATTTACATTCAACAAATCTAATTTAAAATATTTACGAGCATCGGCTTCTTTGTAATCCAATGCACACATATCATTAACAGGATCATACGGAACTTCTGTAATGTATACACCAGTAGGATGCTTTTTAATCGGACTGACATTACGCATGGATGCAGGAATATGTTGTATTACTTTTAACAACTTCGTCCTATCACCAAAATCTATGTCAATATCCGATTGATGCATTACAATCCTGCTTCCGTTAATTTTAAATATGCTCGTTGCACTACTATTGCTTGGTGTTCAGCATCCTCTACTGCTTTGTGAGAGGTTACATGAGAACCATCTTTTAAAGATACTTTACAAAGATTATATATTGTTCGACAGTCTCTGATGTTCCAGAATCGCCATGGATGAGTTATATCTAATTGATTGAATGCATGTTCAGCTATGATTACATCAAAAACAGAACCATTGGACCATATCTTTCCTTGATTCCAACAAAATTTGTGCAACTGTTCCATTGCGACTTTAAATGGTACTCGACCTGTATCACCCATTGATTCATTGATTGCATCATCTGATTGTCTTCCCCACCAATCCAGAGTCTCTTCATCAATATGTCTGTCAAAATCGGCAGTTTGTTCTTCTATTGTGGGTCTGATTTCAATGCGCTCTACTACACCAATGCCCCTGGGATCAAATCGCACAGCACCAATAGTTAATATCACACAGTCGGCTCTCGTGCTTAATGTTTCCATATCTATCATTATATCATTTGCCATTACTACTCCATATATTGTCAATTTTTGTTACAGATTGTATTATATCATCCCGTAAATAGTTAAGCAAGAGAATAGATCGCTTTTTGGGTAAATTTAATGGCATTGTAGAATGCATCAATCGAGTGTTATAGAACAACACCGACCCTTTTGGTAACTCGTGCTGTACTGCTTCGTCTTTGAACATATCATCATGTACACCATCGTAACAATCTTGTATATCCCAATCTTCTCTATGGCTGAAAGGGATCAGGCCGGTAGCCCCTGTAGTCTCGTCTAGTGTCTCTAATGGTATAATGACTTGTATGCCCAAGAGTTCGTCTGGCGCTACGTCATTGTATTCTGTGAATCTATGAGGCGTGTCAACATGCGGACCAATCCAACGAGAAGGTCCATTAATAGTTACAATGTCACTCGCATAGAACTTTGCCTTAGGCATATGTTGTTGAATTATTGGATAAACCAAATTGTTAATTGTCTGAACTTCATCCCATTCATCAGTCAGTTGTGACCACCAAACAGCAACGCCTTGCAGTTTCTGTGTGTCTTCTGCCTCTGCATATTTTTTTCTATGTGTAGATGCTCTGACTGGATAACAGGTATCTAGTTTGTCACTGATTGCATCCAGTAATTCATCTGCCACAACCTTATATTCAATGACATAACCTTTACCGTCATAGTGTAATTCGTTTATTGCCATTTTAGGCCTAGCCATGCAAGTTCTGCATCACCTGCTAAATAAATTCGACGTTCTCTTCCTATTCTGGTGTTTACTATTGATTCATTAGAAAAGCACCAATGTTCATTAAGTTCATAATCTTCAGACTGTCTGGTGCGCTCATTGACAGCAAGAAATACTCTTAGTTCAGCAATTCTAATATAGTCTTTTAAGTCACAGCTTGGTCCCCAAGTATCCCAGCACCAATCTCGCAATTTAACGTGGTCTATGATATTGATTAAATCAGCATAGCCGCCTTGTGTTGAACTAAACATCTCTGGCACTGGCTGGGACGAGGTCAAATTAGCACGATATTTAAAATGTTTATAGCCAGTGAATCTATTATCAAGTTTTTTAGATACTATACTGGCCATTTAATAACCTGCTTGATTGAGTAAATCTTTTACTTCACTAATGATGTCAGTGTTTCTTAAGAACTTAATGGCCCATAGTTCTGGATCGATGTATTCTAATATCATGTTTTGTTGACCTGAATCTAATTTCCCTAAAAACTCTACTCCAGATTTACTTTGATACAAAATCCAAGGAGAGATTCTACCTGATGTTATTTCGTAACAGATTTTATTCGGAGGACCATATCTAAAAGTATCGTGGTTCTCTATCTTTGCGTCCTGTGCAATGTTAATCGCAGATTCTATACTACGAGCAATTGCATCTAATGGATCTTCTGCTCTAAGATACTCCACAATAAATCTAGTGTAATTTGTATCACTCGTCCACTTGTCTATCTTGATTTGACTCTTCAGTAACCAATCTGCATATTGATTGATATTGATGCATCTTATGTTAACACAATAATGACCAAACTTAACGAATGCAATATAATAGGAACTTTTAACAAAATCCAAATATGTTTTTTGCTTTTTGGTTGGCGTATTCTTTGCATAAAAGTTTAACCAAGCGGCGAACCCAATACGATTGCCTTTAAGGCCTTTGTCACTCCATCTACGTTTACTTTCACATAGGTGTACTTCAATCGTACTCTCTCTAAGAAATTTACGACCGCAGAAGTCACAACCGAATTTAGTTGCCGAGTTCTTTTTCGTATTCTTCGATGTCATTTTCGGTAACGATGTCACTCAGTAATTCTACCTCATCAAATTTTAATTCAGGGAATTTGCTTGCCAAATACATTTTGCGTTTATGTTGATCGCAATATGCTTCTGACATTTCTGCCAAATCTCCCACTGTTAGTGCAGGATATATCTTTTTAAAATACGTTTTAATATCTTTTGGTATTGCTTTGTCTCTCAACTTAGATACACCTGCTTTAATTTGCGGTATCCATGCATGATATTGTTTACCAATACCGGGACTGGCTGAACACAACATCAACCACTGTAGTTTAGGATGCTTGATCACATTTTCATTAAACACGTACTTGTTAGCATGATAGTCTACACTCTGTAAATAATACTGTGCCATTTTTCGCGAACCGTTTACCGCACTGATCCAATGTAACATCATATAAGGAACAAACTTCCTTTGCTGTTCTGGAGTTAGTCTATCGTAATAACCATAATCTTTGTTATCGATAGCAGTAATTGCCTCAAATAAGTCAAACTCTTGTTTCTCAAACTTCTCTTCAATCGGAACCTTCGCCTTAGCCATTTTCAGAATACCTGTGCATAGTCTACGATCTCACAATTACGACTTATCTCCTTAATGAAATAAACACATCTTGGCTTAGGACTATCATCAATAGGCACGCACAGGAACTGACCATTGCGTAGTCTAGGAGCATACCATGTCACATCAGAATAGATGTCAACTATTTCGATTGGTAAGAAACTAGGTGAGAATGAACTTAAAGGATTGAACGCAAATACAGAGAAACCTCTATCGTTTAGACTTGAGAGTGGGAGCGTTTCTAAATCTCCTCCTTCTTCATCACCTATTAACACTTGCCAATCAACTGGCATCTTAATCTGTCTGTTACCTATCTGCAATACGACTGCTGGTGCATTGAAAGATTCAATAAAGATTAATGGTATGTAATAGTAATCCACATACGACGGATTAGAGTTGTCTAATATTGCAAATCGCATATCATCAATCTCTTCCGGAAGTGTTTCTAAATTATAGTACAGGTTTTCTTCTAGTGTTAATATTCTCATGATGTTATTGTAACTGCTCCTAGTAGGATAGTCAAGTTTAATGGTATCATTTGTATTGTATTTTCTCAACAACAAATGGATAGTTTGCTTCTTTGTAGAAAGCCTTGCGCTGTGTCAAATGCCTTTTTGCAAATTTACATGAACTTGTCAAGTCCCAGATTTGAACAAAATCTTTGTCTTCTGCTTTACGAATGCCACGACCGATAGACTGTATGACACGAACAAAACTCTTACCTGGTTCAAGGAGTACAAGATTAAAAATCCTAGGAATATTAATACCAGTACTAGCCACGCCGTAAGTAGCAACAATAATTTTATTAGTAGCCGTGGCCACATCGTCATATTCTTCTTTTCTGTCAACAACTTTCATTCCTCCTGATACAAATACTGCATCGTCTAAACGCTCGACTAATTCATGGCCTGCATTGATACGATCTACTAGTATCAGAGTGTTTCCTGACAGAGATATTGCATCTATAAGACTAGCCAATTTGTCTAATCGTTTTTTATCGCCGAGTAAATATTTTAACTCACCTTGATAATCACCAAAGTCCGCGTTGTCTTGCAGTTGCATTATGTTCACATGACATTTTGCTAACACTCCCTGGTCCTGCAACTCACTGGCAGACAATTTGTTAATAACTTCGCCAAGACTAACTTGTAGTGCTAATCGTTCGTAATGTGCTTTAGGGACGGTTCCTGTCAGTCCCCAACGTATGGGAACATGAGCCATAACACCAGTTAATAATGTCTTTAATGCATCTGCTTTTGCCATATGCACTTCATCTACTATCACACAGACTACCCCTTCTATAAATTCGTCTATCGTGCATAGTGCTTCGCCTTTTTTAGTATTCTTTAATAGATTGTTCAGCGACTGCCATGTGCAGATTGTATGTTGTTTAAAGTATTCTTTTCTGTCACCAAAATAAACACCAACCTCCAATCCCAGGTTAATGTAATCCTCTTCTGTCTGTGTTACCAAGCTCTTATTGGGAACAATGACAATGCTACGACCATATGATTCTACACTATGACTCAAGGCGGCTGACATGATAGTCTTACCTGCGCCAGTTGCTATTTCTTGAATCGATTGAGGGTGTGCCAAGAACTGATTAATAATTTCTACTTGATAGTCTCTTAGCTTAATAGACTCTCCTTCATGTACGTGACCCTTAGGCCACTTACACTCTGCATATGATTCAGATGTGATCTCAGAGAAGTTGAACGAAGTCTTATATTCTCTTAGGTCTGCTAACTCAATATTATAATTAAGGTCTTCTAAGATTGGTATAATCTCAGGGAGTAAATTAATAAACGTTGATCCTGCTAATGAACAGTAACTTACTTTACCATTCCATCTGCCTAGTTTTACAGCAGGCATATAACGTGCGCCAGGGACTTCGTACTCGAATTTCTGCATCAATGTTCTGCGAGCATCGAGGTCAAGCCCTTCAATCTTGAGATTGACCTCGTCTTTAATTTTAAGTATAGCAGTTCCTTTGCTCATAATATTTTTATCGCTCTTCCATTTTTTATTACAATTATTTTACCAACAGCACCGGCTCCATGATGTTGGTCCGAGTTAATAGTAGAAGTAAATTGACACAACATTGGCAAGGTGTTGTTACATTTTTTCTTCGCTATCTTGTCGAACTTAGGCCCAGGTGGTATTAACGCTATGCCTGCCTTTTCAAGTGCCCGTCTTACTTCTCCGCCGATTTCTCCACCCATGCTGTATTGGTGGCTCAGGTAACGACAACCCAACTCAGCTATCCATGACAGAATCTTATCTAAATCATCTACATCACATTCATTAGCGTATTTAGAAGCAAACAGCAACTTAGGATCGTTTTGTAAGATGATGCTGTCTACGCTGATGCCCAGTAATGACATTTGATACAGGCATTGTGGTGTAGCATTAAGTTCTATTCCTTCGAGTTTCTCATCTAATATTTTATTGGAAACTGCAACAACATATTCTCCATTAATAATGGTCAGTGTTGGCCGATTGAATTGCTGTTTTTCTTTTTCCATCTCGGCTATTAGATCATTGAGGCCATCGTGATACACAGTATTGAAAAACTTGGGCAAATGATCATATGCAACCCGTAATGCTCTTGTATCGGGTACAGCCTCATATCGTTTTTTCGTTGGATTCCATAGCCATGGATTTCCCTTCTTTCCCTGCTGATATTGAAGGAACTGCCTTTTGAATGGCGCCCTAACTGTTAATAGGTTATTCTCAGAATCGTAGGCAACATTAGCATTAGTATATTGAGGCAGACTTGAAATTACTTCGCATTTCCATGGAAGTTTTACAAGTTCTACTGGATCCTTTTTACATTTAATTAATTGCTTTGTGTATTTACCCAGTAACTTATTAAATAACGCTGATTGGTTGCTTGTAATTTGTTTCTTTTCGTGCGTGAACACTTGCATATTGGAAATAAATTTATGATCGTAATGAGACAAGCTAATGGCATTGGTCATCATAAACCAAAGGATATGTTCTTTGCATGTAAATTCGTCTCTCATGTGTATATTATATATCCTTTAAACTATTAAACCAAACTGTTTGGTAATAAAAAAGGCGCCCCGAAAGGCGCCAACACTCCTGACACAGAGTTTTAACCTCTACGCATACAAGTTGATTCAGCTAACAAGACCCAGTTATTGTCCTTCTGGATCTTAAACAAGTCAGCGAGTTTAAGAGCCATTCTCATTGAGACTTCTCTTAACCTGTCTGCGTTATCTTCCATAAACTGAAGTACCTGTTCATCTTCACCGTCTTCGAAATCGTAATCTCTAAACAGGCCACCAGCACAATCTCTGTCAACTTGTTTGATACGCAACATCTTGTCGCGATCAGTATCGATAGTTAGATCGAGAAAGTGACACCTAGATTGCAAAGCATCCAAGTGATCTTGTAACTTCTTAGACTTAATGTTCTCGAACTTCAAGTTAGTAATAAAGATTGCACTACCTTTGAACTCGAATGAGTTTGGAATGTCTTCTTTACGTAATAGACTTGAATCTGAGTTCCAGCAAATCTTCCTAGACTTACCTGAATCTAATGCCGCTTTAAGAATGTTAAGAGCAAGATCATCAGTAAATACCGAATCACAGTCATCAAACACCAAGACGTTCTTGGGATCAGAAAACTTATAAAGAACTCTGTAAAGTCCCAATGCTGTCATCGCTCCCTTAACGACTTCATATCGAGGTAATACATTTTTTTCCAGTTGACTAAACAACGAAGCACCTATCATTTGCTGTTCAACACCATATGACTTGCCTACTCCTGGAGGACCTGAGACGATCATTGCTCTAATGTCTCCACTGATAGCGGCAGCCGCCATATCATCTAAGATATCGAATCTACTTCTGATTCTGTCCATAGCCTCATCATCAGATTCTATGATTAAATCTTCTTCTACAACACCAGGTTGCGAGATAAATTCACTTGCTAGTACTGGGTCACCACTCCAAAGAACATCATTAACGTTATTAAGTTTTACTTTAACATTAGCAGTGCTGATATTTGGAAATTGACCATCGTTTCTAACAGTGATATAAGGACCGCGTTTGCCTTCTGAGAAGCCTTTAACGAGAACGAATTCTTGATTAACAATTGGCTGATTTCTGTATTCGCCAAATTTAACAACTATATTTTTAGACATATTATTTTCTACCTTAGAGTGTCAGTGCGTTTAAAGATGTTATCTTAACACCTTTTGGGTAAGGTTGTCAACACTTTTTCACTTTAATTTGTAAAATAATACTTAATCTACTCTAATATCTTCCATTCCAGCAGTCCTGAGACGTACAATGTGTCCCATCTGCCACTGTTTAGCGTCCAATCCTTTCATTATGCCTAAATATTTGTTTCTTAGTAAAGCAACCTCATTAATCAAGTATTCAAAGTCAATGACTTCATCTTCACCATCTACATACTTCTCAGCATCACGCGAGGTCAATGCTCGTTGATACTTCTCTAAGTACTTTTGAAAGTGAGTTCTGCGAATCTTGCGTAATTTAATGTTAAGTAAATTGAGTATCGCTTCAACCTCTTGTAATTGATTGAAGCGATGCTCAGTGACACCTGGCAAGGCAGTGATTTGCTTTTCTACCGAACCGGTAATTCGTACATCGATCTTAGACGATATCAACTCATTTTCATAATGAGTAATAAAGTCTGGTATTACAGACAGATCATGGCTTACTCTGGTATACCAATTCATAGGTCCACTTTGCTCCATGGATTGTTTTTGCGATGTGCTACCAGATCGGTTATTGAATAAATCCCTAACTCTTTGTACCGATACAGTTCAAATTTATTAGGGTTCTTACCTACCCGTTGTGCATAACTTTTCATGTCTTTAATATAAACGTTTAAGTTAAGGTAGCTATGAGGATCTGGTTTACTCATTTTATGCTCACTAATCCCAATTATCGTCGGTGTCATCCTCATCCTCATCGTCATTATCATCAACATCAACGTCTGTGAAATATGATAGTGCCGCTGTGATAGATTCGTCATCTCCGAATGCTTTTTTAAGTTCAATTGCAGAATGTCCACCATCAATCAAGTGATTAATCAATAGATCAGATGCTTCATTTACATCACCATCTACAATACTTGGTTTGATTAGTGTCCAAACTTCAGCTAAGTCTGATACGTTCACTGTAATACCCCTTCTTCAGTTTCCTGAGCTTGTTCGTTAGTTTGTTTGTCTAGTGCTTCTTTGACTTCAGCATATTCTTCCATCACTTTATCTAAACAACCGTCTACATTAGCTTCCCAAGGCTTTCTAAATTGAAGAATTTCAGTGCCATCTTGAGTGATGTACTTTAAACGATTCCCTTGCTTAGTTAACACGCCTCCTTTTTCAAACAAGTCTACAAGTCCAGAATGTGGGTTCATGCCCGTCTCGTAAGGAATCTTCACTTGCACACCTTCAAAAGGTTTTGCATAACGAGTCTTCATTACTTTACATCCTGCACGAATACCTCTGACATCAGAAATCTTGTTACCATCATCATCTTCTTTCAGTTTCATCTTTTTCATAGCAACAACGATACTTGATGCGTAGATAAATCCTTGACCACCTGATATCTTGTCATCTGGGTCAAACATATCTTGTGATGCGTATGTGTGATTGGTTGCGACGAGTCCAACATTGTAACTGCCGAACATATTAACTGTGTTTCTTACTAAAGATGTAAGTGCTTTGGGTTTTCGACCCATATCTCCTTTCATGTCACCTTTTTCAAACTGTGCAACATCAGTCGGTGTTAGCATCATACCCAGTGAATCAATTACAAACAGAACTTTGGGACGTTCCTCTTCTGCCATCGCTTTGTAATCTATCATAAAGGTTGATATAGTTTTTGCTACATCGTCGATCATACTCATACTAAGTTTAATTAACTTTTCTGGGCTAGTGTCAACTTGCAAAGCCTGTAACCAAGCCTCATCAAGTGCATTCTCTGTGTCAATTAAGACTACAAAGATACCTTGATCTTGTGCTGACTTCACTATGTTGCCGGCGGCAAAGTATGATTTACCTGCGCCTGATTCGCCTGCAAAGACTGTTACTTTTCCTAAGGGGACTCCTTTATGAAAGTCTCCACTGATTAAATAATTAAGTGCATATGAGCCAGTACTGATCCAGTCTGTTGGATCATGAAATCCTACTGAAAGTCCTTCAATGGACTTTGTTATGTCTTTCCTAAATTTCGACACATCAAATGGTTTAGCCAAAATATTCTCCTATCGGTTAGATTGTTTTTTTGGAATTGTTGGTTTATCTAGTAACTCTGGGCAACTTTGTAAAATATCATCTAAATCAAAATCAGTAGGAAAATGTCTAAGTGCGGCTTTGGCCCTATCTCTAACGAGACTTGGAACTCTTGGAGTCTTGCCTGGGTCGCATAATTCTTCTAATAATTTTTTGCCTTGTTTGAGAGCCCTGAATCTTTCTTCTGGTAAGGTCATTGTTTTTCTCCTGCAAAATGGGGGAAGTTGCCTTCCCCCGATAACCATATTAATCAGTACGTTGTCTTGCACGAATCATTGCTAGAATGTCTTGTGCTTTATCACTTGAAGTACCTGGATCTTTAACAGGTTCAGCACTTGGGGTTTGAATATTTGCCTCAGGTTCAGCTGGTGCCTGTGATGCGGCTTGTGGTATAGCCGCCTCTGGTAGTGGTGCAGGATCTGCTGGTGTTGCAGGTGTTGCAGGTGTTGCAGGATCTGCTGGTGCCGCAGAATCAGATTTTGAGGCCTGATCTGGTAGTTGCATACCATATGGACGATAGTATGCTCCCCACTTCTCAAGATCATATGGAAGACCATCAACTGATGCTTCAAACATTTCTTTGATAACACGTAACTCTGACTCACTTGGCTTCTTGGGTAAGAATTCTTTTAGATCCCATAGACCATGCGCATCGACAGCCGCTTGTTCTGCTTCAGTCAATGCAGTCTCTTTACGAGACCAAGACGAAGTTGCATAATCAGCATACTCACCTTTCTGCGTCTTTCTGATATTAAAATCAAGACCACGCAGTGAATCAGTTGGCATTTCTTCAATCTCAGTATCCATTAATGATGCTTTGATACCAGCAAAGATTTGTGGTGCAACAATGAATCTACGAATTGGGTTCGCAGGAGTCTCGTCCTCTCCGATCGGATTTTGACGTACAAACCCTTGGAAGATGTAAGTACGTTTCTTCCAATATTTCCCTGCCATAGCTTTTAATGTTTCGTCTTTGTACCAAGGACGAACTTCTGCGAGTATAGGACAGTTGTCTCCAAACATTTCTACGCAAGGAACTTGCACAGTGGTGTGTTTTGAGTTTGTATCACCTTTTATACCATTAAATGGTAGTTTGATGATTTGACGTTCGATCCAAAAGAATGCGTTCTCTGGATCGCCATCGGGTAGGAAGCGCACAGTTGCTAATGCACCTACGTCTATATTCCAATGTGGATATATCGCCCCGTCAGATTTAGGGGTATTAGTGTTTGTTTCTTGTTCCGCCAGACGGGCACGGATGTCAGCTAGACTTGCCATACTTGTTTCTCCTTTGTAATATGCTTTAATTTTAGCTTTCGTTTAGTAGTCGTAAGACCGAAGTCTCACTTGTGTAGTTTTATTCAAAACAGTATCTAACACATTTAACTATTATACACTAATAGCTACCTGTGTCAATATGTATTTATCCCGAATTTACCCGTTTAATTATTTTTTAATAAGGTTGGTTGGTTGGTAATTCAAACCATTGGCCTGGATCGTCCATCTTCATATAGTATTTAAAATCATACTTTGTCTTGTCTTTCCAATCGTATATCTCACTGAATCTGTTTTCTAATATATAAGTCTTGCCGTCAATCACGACACCACATACTAGATGATCTTCGCCTGTTTCAGTTACGCAATATGCAATAGACACCTTTTTTCTATCGATGCCTTCTCTGATTAATAGTTCTGCGCAAGTGTTAGCAAATCCGTCACAATCATCTTTAAAGTCGTTGCCAGCCAATACTTCTTTAGCATGACTCGTCCAATGTTCGGCCTGCATGTATTGCTTATCATCGTGAATATAGGTGAATTTACTTTCGACTAGTTTGTGGACTTTGATTGCTATTTCTTTACTCATTGGTTAAACGTTGGCTGGTTTTACGACAAACCAAGAAAAGAATCGTCTCAACCAGCTGGAATTGGTTATAAAGGTTAATCGGTCGATCTCGTTTTGCATTTCAAGTAGTACCGTACTGATTGCATGGTGATCGATTAATAAAGGTTTTCTAAGTCCATGTAGTGTATGTAATTGTTTTAGTCCTACTGTATCGATTTGGTGTGCCTTTCCGAGACCTAAATGCATGTGCGGATTAGTGACGATTACTGTCGCCCCTATCTCTTTGGCTTGGTTAACCATACTAGTGGTCTTGCCTGTTCCTTTAGGTGAATCTAATAACACTGCTAATTCTCTATAGTTTACGCTCATAAGTTGTCGCTCTCGGTTGTGTTGTCTATCTCATCGTCTTCGACATCGCATAATAGTGATTCTGGCTCACGTTCACACATTTCTTTCTGTCCTATTAGACGAATATTGACTGGTCTCCCAGCCATTTCTGTAAAGGCCGTATCGCCTTTGGGGATAGTAGCACAATTAGTTAAACTAAATGCTATCAGAATGGAAAATATAAATTTCATATTCTGATGTTTTTGATAATATTGAGCAAGTCATTTGCTTCGTTTAGATCGAAATCAATATCATCGATCTCTTCTTCTTTCTCACCTGCAGGATCATGGTGTTGTTCAGTGCCTGGGATAAACTCATAGCTTCCGCCGTCATCATCCTCAGCCCATATAGTACCGTTTCCATCAATATGCAAGTAGTATGATTGTCCTCTGAGGATTACAAGATCACCTTCTCCATATTCTATCTCGTCTTCTTTCAAGGGATCTGCACTTTCTTCTGCACCAACCAAGTCACCTACTTTAGCAGGCTTACCTTTAGTCTTGCCTGTATTCTTCCACTGACCAGCTGGTCCTGTTTTAAAATGTCCAGCAAAGTCCATGCCACCTGCGCTCGTTTCATCAACACTAGCTTCTTTGGTATGGCCCGACAACTTTCTAATCTCAGACAATTCATTGTCCTCTTGCATGCGAGCAGAGGATACTGCATTCCGGTATTCTTTATATGATGCTTCTAGTTCGTCCTTACTGCGATTATCTGTCGATACTGCATCTTCGCTCTTGTTTTCGCTACACCAGTCTGCAAAACTTAATGGGGCACCGTCAGTGTGGACAGTATAACCATGCGCACCTGTTTTCGTACCAGATTCATCTACTTTAGAACCCCTGGCAACTCTGTCTATATAGTAATTAGACTTCATTTTGTAGCCGTGTCTCCATGCCATTTGTTTTAGTTCTTCACTTGATTTGCTACCGAGAAGTTTTGCTAATTCAATATCTGACATACTAGCCAATCTCTGTTTGTTTTTAATAACAGACGAAGGCATGCCGGCCTCATCTAAATTGTCATCAAATTCGTGATTTATAATTTTTAATTTTGCTACACTTGGGAAAAAACTTCTATCAGTGTCTGTATAGATTCTTCCTGATGATGCTGTGTGTCTAGGTGCTTCGAAGCCTATTACTGTAAGAGGATCTCCTCTAAAGTCTTTGGTATGATACGGCAAATCTACTTCATTACCTTCCATATCAACTAATATAGGTTTGTATTTTTTGGGTGCATCTTCACGATCATCATCGAAGTCTTCTTCTTGGAACTCGTTAAGACTCTCTGCGGCCATGCCTATAATCCCACTTAATGCTTTACCTATTGAAATTTTGCTATCCATATTATCAGCTCCTGAGGGGTCTATCTTCCCTCTACCAAATGTACCAATCTGCTTCTTCATTTCTCTCTCGGCTGCCGTTGCGGCAGTACCTACTTGAGCATACCCTTCACGTTGTAGGTATTGCTCAAGAAACCGTATTTTCTTTGCTGTGTTGGCGTCCCCGTGCTTACTTTTTCGGTATTCTGCCTTCAGTTCTAACACTCTTTGTTTAACAAGAAGCTTAATACTGCCTTCATCATCTGAATATTGCTTTTCCAGGTTAGCGACAAAAGCTTTAACGTCAAATTTGGAAACCGATTCTTCTTTTAAATTAAGTTCTCCTTGCAAAGCAAGTTCACCCTGTGTCGGTTTTTTCTCATCACGAGCAGACGCATTAATTGAATCATAATCTTTGGCAAATTTGGGGTGTTTCTTTGTAAATTCTTCTTTGCTCATTTCTTGAGCATCTATGTGAATTTCAGACATTGCCCCTTCTTTCAGGTCGTCTTTCGCACAGTCGCATTTAGTGCAACTCGCATCACATGTGCATTTGTCTTTTGGTCCACATCCACATGCACAACCAGAATCTTCTTCAAGTGACGCTGTACTATGAGTAACATCTGCTAGATAAGCATCAATGCCTGCCGTTGACTTTAATTTCCAATGATCCGCGGCTTTCTTAACGGCTTCGTATGAAGATGACGCATGACATTCGTGTCTGCCTTTTCGCGCATGTACGCAAATGTATGGACGCTCTTCTTGCGCTTCGGTAATCTCCGTGATTCCTTTAGCCCACTGATCTAACTCATTGACTTCTTCAATTTCATTAATGATGCCACTGTTTAATCTGTTTAGAATAGGTAAAACACTTTCAATTCGTGGATCAATTGTGTCTTGTGCAAACATCTCTGCGATGCTGGATGAATCACTCTCATCTTCCATTAATGGTGGAGTCCAAGACTCGAAGTAATGATTGTAACCTCTATGACTTTGCATTCTTTGCAATGATTCTTTTAATGATTTGTGATGGTTGATGCCTTCTGCTATCAGTTTCGCAACTGATTCATTAAATTGTCCTTTCCGAGTGGCGCGGACAAATCCCGCCATTTTAGTGTATTCTTCTACTAATGCAGTGATGTGCTTACCACGTTCATCATAAGGTGTTCCGCCTTCTGCTACGTGTCTACCATAGACTCGTGCAATGCCAGGCATTCTAGTAGGGACCGCAAATCTTTCACCTTCTGTATTTTCTACGAAGATTTTCTGTACATTTCTCCAACGTTGTTCGCCTTCTTGTACTGCTCTATCATGCTGTATAACAACTTTTACATTTGGTATGTTGTCGTTGTACGAAGTTGTTTTGTTGACTGCATGATACGCTTCATTTGTTTTTTCTTTCATTTTATAATGTTCCCTTTGCTTCATGTCACCGTTTATCTGTTTTGGATTGTCTATCAAATCGAATGATAATTGTTTATCCATTGCCCATTTTTTTAGGTGTTTTATTAAGCCATACCAGGAGTCATCGTATTCTACTCCTTTTGTTTGGCCTGGAGGACTTTCCGAGACCTTAGTATCGTAGTATATTTTTAATTGTGATGCTTTGTCGATGGTTGCCCAGCATTTGCCGTAGTTTTCACCGTCTTTAATGAATTGAAACTCTATTATTTCTGCAAGTTGTGGATTGGTTCTCTCATTATTTGCATCCTTAGGTACTGGCTTATAACCTCGCACATCTAAGTTTTTGAAAAGTCGTGTATTGTATGTTTCTTGATCTATGGCCATAATACTATTTATCTCTTTTAGTGAATCACTGCAAAGAAAGGCAAAGGCATAATTATTTCATCATGGTCGCGCATATGCTCGCTCAAATCGCCGTGATAGTCTGTTATGTCTTGCAATATTCGAACGACCAGCAACGTAGCCATTATTAAATCATCGTTGTCTCCTATTTTAGCGGCATAACTGCCACCAGATGCAACAAATGTTTTTAATTCACTAATTAAGGCACTGCTTTTTATTGTCATCTTCTTACTTTCTATCAATGTCTTGAATTTAGCACACGCCGGAAGTTTAGATTTGTTTGTTGTAGTATATCCTTTGCGTTTTTTTCCTCTCTCACTCATCATAACACCTGGAATGTTAGATTCCCCGAATTCATTGAGTGAAACAAGTGATGCCTCACCAATAGAGTTGTTCTCTATTGAATAATAGATGTTATTGGGTTGTTCCGTTTTCTCTGCAATGTGAGAAGTAATCTGTGCCAGCAATTTAATTTGACTGGGGATATCGGTCTTGTTATCCTTCCATTCTCCTATCTGTGTCGTGGTGTTTGCTTCAAAGATTTCAATGGCTGCTGGATCACCACCAGTACCCAGTGAAGGATCTAAGCCAATTACATATATCATGTCTTTCTTAGGTTGTTGGAACCAACGTATCTGTCCCATACGATGGATAGGGTCAACCCCTTCCATCACAAACAAGGAATTAGGATTAATAAGTGTTTCGTCTGAGATTAAGAATTCACATCCTATCTCACGGTTAAATCTGTCCTCCCCAATCATTGCGCGAAGTTCGTCTGCCCATTTTTCGTCACGTCCAGGTTGCTCATTCCAGTATGATCTAAACGGTTTGAAACCATTAACACCTAGTTCAGTTTCGTCGCCTTGAGCATTGATATTTTTATTAGCTTGTTTCCAAATCAACGCAAACTGATCTTCGTCCGAATTCGGAGTAGATGTAATGATTGCTTTACCACCTGTTGCTAGTGTTGGGGTAATAGAAGTCCAGAACTGCTCCGCAATTGTGTTTCTAACGAACGCAAACTCATCTAAGTATAGAAGTGTGATAGACATACCACGACCTGTGTTCTCAGTAGTCGTTGCTGATACGATGCGAGAGCCGTTCTCGAAGTCTATTGACCCTTTGTTGTAAGTGGTAACTCCTGCCTTAATATGCATAGGACATGCTTCATATGCATACCTTATGCGTTGCATAATCTCTTGTGAACCTGTGTACTTGTGAGCCGCAATAAGAATCGTAGCATCTGATATAAACATTCCATACCAGAGCAAGTAACCTGCGGCTGAGGTAGACTTACCTGACTGTCTAGGCATCAATGCAATAGAATAACGATAATTATGATATACATCGATTAAACGTCTTTGGTATTCATATGCCTGATACTGAATACCACCCTGAGTCGGATGCTGTATATGGAAGAAGTTATCCATAAAGTATACATAGCCATCATCAGGATCACAGCATTTTACAAAATCTTCAAGTTGTTTTTGGTCTTTGAAATGCGTGTCTTTATAGGGTGTTTTTACTAACTCTTCAGCAGTATTTTGATGTAATTTACTCATATCTTATTATTTAGTAAAATTATGAGGTTTTACTCTCTTTTCCATGCTCTTTTTTGTACACTTGGTAATCAAAGAAGAATCCAATGGCGACGATAAGATTCATACCACACGATGCTATGATAACATGTAAGTCTTGATAGATGTCTAAATTTGAACTTAGGTGTAGATGTCCTACCGCCCAGAATGGAACTGCCAGGTTTTGACTTATCCATGAGAGCGTGTATTTTATGAATGTTAACATGGCCGCACTATTTAATATCTAATGGCTGTGCTTTGGTGGCCACGATGCAATAATATTTTTCAGTTGCAGACATATCATTGCCATTTTCGTCTTTGCCTACGTTCAGATCAAATTCTAAATTATTAAATGAATCTATACTGAAACCAGTGCGTTGTAAAAGGGCCGCAAGTTGATTGTGTCCAAAGATACTATAATGATTCAAGTTATATTCATGCTTACGATCACAGTCTGGGGCAGGTACCTCGATATAAATCTTCGCGCCTTGCTTTAGAACACGATTGTATTCCATTAAACTAAAGATAGGATAAGGTGAATGTTCTAGTGCATGTCTTAAGAAAATAAAGTCTACGCTTTCATCGTGGTAGCCGTCTTTCTGGGGCAAGAACGAAAGGTCATATCCTTTAATATTATGGCCTTTATTCCGACAGAGTTGTTGATCTCCTGGACTTAATGTAATACCAACGACATTCGTGTATGCACGTTTTTGCATCTCATCTAAAAAGTAGCCAGGACCACAACCGAGATCAAGAATATGAGCGTCTTTGGGCAATGCCAATGGATCAAAATATTGTGAAACTACTTGCGTTGTTAAATCTTGATGAAATTGGCTATCGCCTTCATCGTAAATATGAGCAGTATATAACCATTCATTATAAAACTTTAATTTAATTAAGTCTAGTGTGTTGTTGATATCATATGGGACGTCCATGCACTGCTCCTGTTAGTGGTTAGTAATATTTATGAGGAATGGAAGGTGCAGGATTTTTTTAGGACTGCTAAGTCCAGGGACGAGCGTACTCAAGGGGTTGGGCGGCTGTGCCAGTTCCTACTCCAACACCAGTTGCTTGGAATTGGATAGCGACTGCATTTTCTGAAGCTCCAATTAATGTAAAGTCAGTTGTACCTAGGGTTTGTATTTCATAGACGAAACCAATTGTAAAAGTACCCGCAACTCGCGGTGCTGTTCCTGGCTGTGCTGATTGTGTTGCTACGTTACCCACATACTTAGCAGGTAGCAAGTCTAAGTCAGCGGTGTTTAATACATTGTATGCAGGTAGATTGACGTTACCACCAATTCCACCTCTTCTATTAAGTTGTGCTACTTCTGATACTCTCAACTCTTGTCTGAATTGTCGGGTACTAGCAGGAGCATTTGTGATAGATGCTGGGGTAGTAAGAAAGATATCTGTTGCTGGAATAGTTGTTTGTGTTCCGTTATCAAATGTTTGACTAACGATAGAGCCTGCGGCGAAAGGATCTGTGCCTGTTGCGCCCACAAAGTTAAGTGTGGCAAGAGTAGTAGCACCTGCGGTAAGATTGTCTTTACTCGTATCTCTTATTAGTGCTAGATTGTAGTAATACCCCACACCAATACCATCCGCGGCAACGATTGAAGCAAGTACATCTGCTATTGTAGTTACTGCATCATTTGCATATGCGAAGATTGTAATCAATCCTGTTAAGCCTTTGACTGGAACATTAATGGCTGCCATTATCTCGGGTATCCTTTGAATCCTTTGACAGGACTATCTTTGTAAGTGGTTGGAAGTTCGGTTGAACGCATGTCGCCGTCGTTTAAGTCTTCCCACTCAGACCCTACTGCTTTGTAGGCCGCCTTTAACATGTTTGCTTCTAATTCGGTATACGGGAAAGCCACGTTGCTCGTACCAACCCAACTCTCAGAGTCTAAATCTATCTTTTCTCCCTTCTCCCCATTAGCTTGGGCGAGGGCCATCATCACGCGATTAAGTTCATATACTCTATCTCTGCCTTCTATATCTTGAAATTTGTGTATGCCTCTACTGCTATAGCGTTGTCTCTTAGAGATTTCACCTGAGGAATTTTGTTCTGTGATAAATTCTTTTGCTCTCATTAGGGAGTTTCTTCAGTTGTAACAGTTAAATTTGATTCTGTTCCAAGTTCTGAATCTACATACCCATCTAATGCTAATGGTAAGCCAGCTGGGGCATCACCCTGAAATAAAACTTGAGAATTAATGAAGTGAAATAATGATTGTGACCCAGTAACATTTGCTGTATCTGGATCGACGGTAATTCTAACATTACCAGAAGAGACATCCATGTCATACCCACTTCCTCCAATTAATACGTTGCCCCACTGAGTGGTTGCGTATGCACTAAATTTAACATCAGTTGCATTAGCACTTAACTGTGCCTTTATTACTATATCTTGTTGATCAATCGTCCCTGGATCATTTGATTTAATGAAAAAACTGCCCAATGTGAATGCGTTGGCTGGATATTCCCATATAACTTGATTGACTGCATTACCAATGGTATAACTATTACTCGTATTTACAGCGGTTGAGTATAGATTAGCAAAGTTGTTGTTAATCTTCCCAAAGGCAACTCTTAACGGATCGCCTAGGCCATCATTCGGAAGTGAACCAATATTAATAATTTCTTGTGTAGCCATATGTTTATCCCAGTCAGTCTTATACTGTATTTATCACTTGTATATAGATGTAGGTATTAGTCCTTTGTTGCTTTATTTGATATTTTAATAGTAGCCTTCATATTCTCTCTGGCTAATCCGTTCATCTTCTCAAAACTTCTCATGCCACCTAAGCCTAGCATTGAAAGAGTTAATGTCATTAAGCCTTCAGTTGCAATCACTGGAAGTACTATCGTAGATCCGCTAATTACAACCGCCCAATTTAACATTGGTGCGACGAGATAAGCCCAGGCTAATCCGAATGCGCATATCCACATGATAGCAGGTCTTGCTCCAGCTACAAAGATGCTTGGGTGCTTTGCTTGTTCTAAGTTGATTTCGTTTTGTTGTAAGTTGGCGTTGTGTAAGACCATCTTGAGTTCGTGTTCAAACTCTATTTGCTTGTCCTTATCAGGGATAAACTTGCCTATTAACGGGCCTGCAACACCTAATACTGATTTGATAATTCCTATCATATTGTTCTCCTAATGTACTATTATTTAGTATTATAGGAGCATTATTACTGCCATGCGTTAATGTTCGTTTACTGACGCGGGTTTTTCAGATAGATCAGGAAAATAAAACCAATGTAATTTATCCCAAATCGATAGATCATTATTAGTGTCGATTGAAATATGCTCCATCAGATGGTTCATACTCTCATAAAGCTCGTATTATTGCAAAATAGAGGCAAACTGCATCTGCGACTGTTTCAATCTCTTCATCAGTTAGTTCAGGATACATAGGTAAACTAAGCACCGATCTTGTAAGCATTACACTCGCAGACATAAAATCAGGTTTAGTCATCTTAGCACTAATAGGAAGTTCAGACAAGGCTGTACCATAATGTATCTTGGTTTCTATTTTTTTATCAGCAAGCCATGCCCGTAAGTTATCACGGTGTGGACCGACATCTATTACAAATTTCTGATCAGCGTGTACCTTAAAGCCTCTGCTCAAACACCTAACCAATGGCAAGTCTTTAAAGGCATCTAAGTAATATTCTCTGATTTGTTTTCTACGTGCTTGCCATTCATCAATGTATTGTGATCTTACTAATATCTGAGCACAGTCTTGTTCACTCATCTTACTATTTGTACCAGAGTAAAAGTGATGGGGCTTTCCGTTGTCTCTCCATTGTCTAGCAAAGGTTGCTAATGCTTCATTATTTGTCACAATGGCTCCGCCATTACCAGATGCGTTTAAGTTTTTTGTAGGGTCAAAACTAATTGCCATGGCAGTACCTATATTACCGTCAGCAACTAACCAATGCTGTGCACCATCTACAATAGCAACATTATCATTCATTACAGTGATACCGTTGTCGCTCTCTACGCGCATTGTAGGGGCTCCAAATAGGCCTACGTGACATTCTATCATAAACCCTTTAAGGTCACCGTCTTCTTGAGGAAGCATGAGTCCATTTTTGTCTGTATCACACAACTCAACATTGAGGCCAGCACTTAAGAAAGCATTCATTGTTGCTGGGTATGTTAGGTTAGGAATTCTGATTGTGTTATAGGTTTTTTTATCATATTGCCAATCAGCATATGGATCTTGGTCAGGTGAGGTCTCTCTTTCATATCTGGCGATGATCTCAAGTGCTTGAGAGCCACTGTGACATAAGACAGCATCCGTTGCGTTTGTTTTGATAGAGAGCCAATCTGAGAACTTATCTGCAAATATGCCACCAGATAGTTGACCATCTTTTAATGCATTATCACTTGCATGTAAGAGTTCTCCCCGTAGAGTTTGGTACTGTCGGTCTAAGCCAAAATACTTAATCACTTTTCTTTTTCTTTTTCTTTAACTTTGCTTTAGGAAGAAGATCAGGCACACTGTTCCAAAACGTAGAATTCAAGAACCAATTGTAATAGATCATAAAACCTTCGTTGATATCTACACTGGGAGAATAATCAAAATCTTTCTGTGCTTTTTTGATGCTTAATGAACCCCTAGTAGGGAAGTTTGCATCTTTTCGTTTTACCTCAATGCGTCCCTTGCCTACAATTTGTGTAATTGCTCTGGCCGCATCATACAACGTAACTGATTTTGATCGTGTTAGATTGTACGTGTTGTTTTCTGCGTTAGGACTTAGGGTGGCATCGACTATACCGTCAGCAACATCATTAACAAATGTAAAGTCTAATTTTTCCATTTTGCCATTGACTCTCAAAGGGGTACCTTGAATTGCTGATAGCATGAACTTAGAGACTACTCTGTCATCGACATCAACTGGTCCATAAACTGCACTAGGCCTAATTATAGTGTGCGGTAGGTTGTATTGGCGTGTGTAGTCTTTGACTAGTAATTCGCCTGCATATTTCATAATAGCATACTGTCCTTGTGGATTGCATACAGCCTCTTCAGTCACGTTGTCAGTGAAATCTCCGTATACCATCGATGAACTAATGTATGTGAATCTGTTTACCTTGTGTTTACTGCTGAGTTCTAACAAGTTCAACAGCCCTTCGCTCATTACTTTAGAGCCTACTGTAGGATTATAATTGACCACTTTCTGTCTAGGAAAACTCGCTAAATGAATTACGCTGTCAAACTTTTCTGCATTAAACAATTGGTCTAATTCGGGATTAGCTACGTCAATCGTGTAGATATTTAAATCACCGGATTCTGTCATGCGATTTGCAATTGCAAAGAATCTTTCTTTATGAATATAATCTAATTCATCTTTTGGAATAATACCATAATTTGTTTTATTATCAATGATAGAAATTTTGTGTCCTTCGTTTATTAATCTCACGACGACATTGTAACCAATGAATCCTAATCCACCAGTGACTAATATATTTTGTTGTATTGTTTTCATGAGAATTTTAGAGTCCAATAAGTAACTTCTTCAGGGGTGAGATATGCTATTATTTTATATGTTGCGCCGAAAATCGAATATATTCGTTCTTCGGCGAAGAACGATCGTTCTTCGCAGTTGATCATCGAATTGCCTTTAACCCATTTAGGACTTGGGTTACTATGTTCCATAATATATTTTCCTGATTCACTTTGTTGCCAGGTGCCAATAGGGTCAGCTAGGATTGAATCAGGATCGTCTATTAACATGTCATCGTCTATAAAAATTTCATACACTAATGTTTTCTGTGCTTCCGATTCTGCTTTTACCCTCACCAAATCTTTCATAGCATCAATTCTATACATTAACACCCTCGATGTCAAATAGTTTGGAGATCAGATAAAGGAAATATGTCTGCGATAACGGTTGCACATGCATGTGCGATATCTCTGTGTTCTTGTTGAGTGCCGTTTTCGCCGCGGAGTTCCATATAATGTAACCAACTACGCAGAGTACCATTCATGTACATTCTACTCTGTGTATTGCCTTCTGGTAATACTACTCTTGCTTGTTCTTTTGCGATACCCTTACTTAGTGCCCAGACATATGCTTCTAGTGAGGCATCTATAACTTGTTGCTGTTTGTTCTTCCATTCGCCTTGTAGTACTGCATGACCATCCATTTCAGGATCTAATGGAATACTGTTCTGTCTGTTCTTGGGGTCTTGGAATCGTGCTTCTCTAATTTCAAACGACAAGCTTTTTGTTGGGTCTGCATAACGCTGAGAGAATTCTTGAAACGAGAATGATCTATGACGAAGAATTTGTCTAGCGATATCTCTAGTTGTTTCAATTGACATACAAACACTTACCATTTCAAGTGGGCTCCAGTGCTTATGCTTCATTAGATACTTTACTAGCTTTTCGTTTGTTTCCGTATTATCTTGGTTTTCTGGGTTACTTACTCTTGCACAATAGGCAACTAAATCTAATGGGCTAGGGTCTGCACCTGTTAATGCTGGTGCTTGACTATAACTGACTAGTTTGACTTTCATATACATGACTCCTTAACAAATACCCCATCTATCATTATACCTGTGCGGCCCTTGATATCATTGTATGCAACTTCTAAGCACTCTGTTATGCTTATCTTGTTACGTTCAGCAATGTTGATCAACACAACCATCATGTCTCCGATATCATCTCTGATGTCTTTACCTTGGCAAATGTTATCAGAGAGTTCTCCTGCTTCTTGAATTAATTTACAAAATTGATCTTTGTCGGTTGCACCATTAATTAAATTACGGTCGTGATGCCATTGTTTAATGTTGTTGATTGTCATAACAATATCAATGGTTTCAGGTAATCTGTCTGTTTTTCCAGCCATTCCGTATACGCTCATAAAAACCTTTTTAGTTTAGTTAAGGAACGAACGGTGCCTTGCACCGTTCTATAGTTTACAGATTGAAATTATAATCCGTGTAACAGTTTGTCGGTCTCAGGTTGAACTGCTTCCGCAATTCGTTCTATATTGAGAATGAAGTCTATACTGATAATATATGGTTCATATTCTTCTAACTGTTTACCGACTATTATTTCTACTGTGTCGCACGTGCACCCTGAATTCAGGAGCTTTTCAATGTTAATAGTTTTTTGCTTTCTTTCAGTTAACCGAAGCACAAGTTTCTTTAAAAATTCAACTGGTATTCGATGCTTGTCCACATCTTCCAGGAGGCGCTCCCAGTCCTGTATTGATCGATTGTCTGTCACCGCAAATCCCCTCTTTTAATTAAGCCTTAGTCTTTGCTTTCCCAGTCGCTTTCTTTTTAGCAGTAGCCTTTTTAACAGTGGCTTTTTTAACTACCGCTTTTTTAACTTTAACTGGTTTTGGCAACATAGCGTTTGCTTGCTCTGTTAAGCGTTTGGCTTCTGCAAGTAGAGACTTTGCCTCATTCTGCATTCTTTCAGCCTGAGATAAGAAGTCATCAGCAAGTGCATCATCATGTAAGACGTTTGTGCCTGCTGTTGGCATCGGACGATGTTGTTCACCGATCATTGCACCCTCAGCTTTTCTACGTCTAACATCATCTGGCGCCTGCATGCCTCTTGATGCATCTGACTCTGCTAATCTCTTAGTAGCATCAGCACCCAAAGCCATTTCTGACAAGATTCTATTCAACTCATCTAGTCGAATAGCTTGATTGGGACCAGGTGTCATAATGACATCTGCTGTTCTAATTTTCTTGAGCATTCCTTCAGCATGTAACACTTGTAAGATGCGATCACCTGATTTAGTATACTGTCTGTTCAATGCATCTGCTAGTTGTTCACTATTCTGTCCGATATCACTTTCAATCGTGGCCATCAACGGATCGTGGATGTTTTGATTTAATAGTTGTGTATATGTTACTAGACACATATGCTCTTCGTTTGGTACTTCGCGGAATATTACTGCGATCTTACGGTCACCATGTTTTCCGACATGTCTTAAAAAACTCATGTTATTCTCCTATAGGGTTTAAACATTAACAGTATTATTTAATGCGTTTAACGGCAGTGAAAAAATAAATATGAGATTCATTTACCCGTTTATCCCCATCGCAGTTCATACAGTATTGCCTCTTGTGGATCTTCGAACGCATAAGAATCAGTATCGTATATATACACGTCCATTAATGGCAGTGCATGTGCAACAAATGCAAATCTACCCTTGGTGCTCTTGTACACCCACAACAGATTTTCTTCTGTCGCTGAAGGAGTAGCAATTACAAAATGAGCAGGAACATAATTCACGCATCTGTTCTGAAACCACTCGTCTTTATTAAACCACGTTAATTTATTAATATTTTTAACTCCATCTTATGATAACTTATAAAGTATTTCTACTTGTTCTAATAATTTTTGTAGTACTGGATTATCTTTTGATGCGTCGAGTATATCTCTGTACATGTGCCAGCGGTCGTGAATGGCCCTTTTTGCAATCGACTCTGGACTTTCATAAACCTTTTTGCGGTACTCCAAATTTTCACCAAATGGTCTGGCATAGACGGTCTTCCCACCATCAGGCGATTCATAAATCAATTTATCCGATCCATCTGATGGTGGGTCAACCTCATGCATGTGATTTCTTATGTACATGTTCTTGGTAAACTGCAAATGTTCCAAAAGGGGGATGAGGATCCGTATCGCCATGTATTATCCAAGTAGTATCGCAATAGCTATCATCGCCCCAACTTCCACAAGGATAACCGTCTGTGAATACTATTAAACGTTTTGGAACTCGTCCTTCTTCTTTAAGATGTTCAAAGATGCAAGTAAAGTCAGTACCACCGCCACCTAACATTTCGTAGTCAGTGATATCTTCTAAGTTGTCGCTGGTGAATGTTTGCGGATTGTAAACTTCTGTATCAAAACAATGTACATGAATGACATAGTTAGTGAACATATCCATGATACCTTTAATCTCAGCTAAGAATTCAGTACCTTGCGCATAGCTAATTGAACCAGACAGATCAATAAAGATATCAACGTCGATCAACTCTCCTGGAGTCATGCCAGGCATGATAGCATCCATGTGCCATCCTCTGCGACTAGGCTTCATAAATGACATATCACTTGATACTGTGCTAGTTAGATTATTTTGAAGCAGATCGTCCCATGGCATAACAGGATTAGTCAAGTCATCAATCATTCGTTTCACACCTTGTGGCAATGATCCTGCATCTGCGTTTTGTGCGGCTGATATAATTGCTTCCTTTATTTCTTGCTTGAGTGTGTCCTTTTCTTCTTTAGTCATTTTGACAGGACCAGGCTTCTTGCTCTTGCCTTTTTTGTCTGACGGATCAGAACCATCTGAACCATCTGAATCATCTGAATCATCTGAATCACTATCAGAGTCGCCGTCGCCATCCCCGCTAGCATCACCATCCATATGCACATCAATAAGCATGTCAATTAATTGATCTATGTCTATATGTTCAGCGTTTTCGTATAGGATATCATAGATTTGTTCTGCTGGCATATCTGCATACTTGTAGTCAAACAAGCAAGGAACAGTTGTGATAAACTCTCCGACATTGTGTTTTTTTAAATCTGCGTTGACACAATAATCATCAGCAATGTTCCAAAGTTTAGGATGGCGTGAGCCTCTACGATCCATGTGATCATAGACTACATGAAGAACTTCATGTCCAACAAGAAACTCAACTTCTTTTGTTCTGAGCATCATTATGAAACGTGAGTTGTAGTAGAGGTGCTTGCCATCAGTTGCCGCTGTAGGACACCATCCATCTGCATTGACTAGTTCGAGTCTAGTAGCAAGATTACCAAAGAATGAATGACGTAGTAGAAGGCCTATTCGAGCAGTGATCAAACGCTCACGGGCTTGATTATCTACATCTGGATCAGTTGGACCTACCAAATGATCCAGATTATTCTCTCTGTCATTATTAGTGGTAGTAGCATTGTTAGTCATAATCAGTTCCTGTAATATATTAACTCTATTGTACAAACTTACGCGGGAAAGGTCAAGTAAAAAGTTCGGGAGAGAATAAGGAGTCTCAAACCTTATTCTCTCCCAGGTGTGCAACTTAGTTGCAAACCCAGTTAATCATTCATCATACCATCTGATGTAAATCATGTTTAATTCGTCATCAGTACTCTCTTTGTAGTGATGACCGATATTAAAATTGTGTCCAAGAAAAGTATTACTGTGCAATGTTGCTTCTGTTCCTATGCCCCATTGAGAGGGACCATCTGCTGTAGGAGACATTGATATTTTTGAATTAACAGCATTTGGAGTTAAGGTAAAAAAGGTGATCCACAACTTCATTGGATCAGTGATTACTTTTTCAACATTATAATCCTTGTGCCATCCATGACTGAGTTCGCCTGGTTTCGCCTCTTCAGGATTAATCATAGTCGTTAAATGTCTTACCTTAGGATCTGTCATGCCTTGCTCGATCAATACAACTCGCATCTCCTTCAAAAGTTGGACAAAAGGTAAAGGTAAAAAGGAATGCAAGACAGATTGATCAGAGCAATAGTTTTTGATTAGGTTATCAGAGACGGGCCAAATTTGGCCAGATTCTGTGATTATTGCTCCAGGCTTATCTGCTCGCTGATTTTCAGGGTCAAGCATTAACTCATGCAAGTCTTGACTTAGAAAATCAGGTTCGTAGATATACTTGTAATCACTGCGCATCTTTAGTTGCCTGCCTCAACTATGTAGCTTCCATATCTCTTATGAAACTCATCAAAGTTTCTCAATCGAGAAGGTTCAATTGGCAACTTGTAATTTTTAAGAGCAACTTTTGCTCCCATCACTACTAGTTCAGTTTCAAAGTTAGCCATCATGTAACCAAAGAAGTTATCACACATTTTATGAAACTCTTTCGAGTTAACTCTTTTGTTGTCCAGGCTATCTTTAAGTTCATAGCACATTGAAACAGTCAAAGAGTACATTGCAGAAATTTCTTTCACCTGAAGTTCTTTCACCTTACCTGACAGAATATCTGTTGGGTTCGGCATTCTACTAGCAATCTTACGATGTGCCATAAACTTAGTAGCAAGACCTTCACCAATCGTTCCTGCCACAAGATGGAAAAGAGTCTCTGCATCACAATCATCATCTTCTAATAACTGGCTTACAAAAGTCCATGTTCTAGGAGTAGCAAATGCTCTACTAGAAGATTTTGCATTAAAGTCATACAAATCTTGCTTTGCAAATGACAAGTAACCAACAACATCTTTGTGTATGCGGTTCGTTGTAGCCCAATCCAGCCAAGCCGCGAAATCAGGACGCAATTCTATGTGAATGAATCTGTTAGCTAAAGGCAGTGGCATTCGATAAGTGACACCTTTGTCAGAATCTCTATTACCTGCCGCAACAA